AGATCCGCGCCAGTACGCGGCTCGGCGGGCTTGCTGACGGGTTATGGACATGGCTTCGGCCTTGCAATTGGGCGGCGCTTTAGCCAGTCCGCCTTCATGGGAAATGGCAGGTCGGCTACACGCATGCCTGGCGGGAAGCTGAACGTTCCGCGAACACGGGCTGTCGCCTCTTCAACTTGCTCATCCACAATCGATTTAACTGGTGAAGTCGTCATACCGAACCTCCTTGCTTGGCGAGTACTGCTTCCATCTGACCCATGGCGATGCGGAGTCGGCCGGGCAGCGCAGCCAGACGCCGCGCTTCTGCCGCCTTGCGCCTCTCTTGAAGCGGGTCAGGCCCATAGTCGAACCAGTTGTCCACCGGCCCGCTTTCCGCTGCACCCGACATCCGCTCATCGAGCGCCCTGGCCTGCGCACTGTCCGCATAACTGGTGTTCACGATGCGATGCTCAGGCGGCCGTGAGTGCGGGTGCGAACCTCGTGTTCCACCTGGGCAATCTGCCTGAACAGTTCGGAGTAGCGCTCGGGGCTGATGACGTTGCCTTCCAGCAAGCCTTCAATCCAGCCGCGCGCTTGGGCAATGAGCTCACGGGCGATCACCTCGAAGTCAGGGTTCAACGCCCGGGCGATCAGGTTTTCAAAGCGTTTACGTTGAAATGCGTCCATGTCGCCTCCGTAGGCGCTGTTCAACCGCATCGATCAGATGCCCGCGCAGGTGACCAAGCCCGTGCCGTGAAGCACGCGGGCACCTGTCGATGCGGTCGTTGTGGGGTAGGGGGTGATGCAGGGGGCCGCGTTGCGCGGTGCAGAAGTCTTCCGCATCCCACTGCGCACTCTGTGAATGCGCAGGAGTGATGGTTCAGTGACGAAGCGTGCCGCGCCCGAATGGCTTGAAGCAGCAGGCGCATACCGCAACGCCAGTTTCCTGTTCAATCTCCAGGCTCCGAGCAGCGCGACGATAGGCATTCCCGGAAATACCTGCTCGCTCTGCTTCCTCGGCAACCTTATGCCACTGCTCGATTGCTGGATTAGGTGTCGCGGTAGATTTCAGTTCGATCTCCATCTGCATACTTTTGCCTCCGTTGATTTCCAATGCCGCCTCATAGAAGCGGCATCAGTAAATCTGTGGCGCCGCGACCCGCTACTGGCGTCGGTCGCTGGCTTGAATCTGATGTCGTGTCTCACCATCGCGACGGCATGCCGGGCACAACAGCTCAACAGGTATTCCAGGCCGGTGTTACTCGCCACCTCCGGCTGGGCGAACTTCTTTCCATACGTTTTCGGTTTGGGCTTCCAGTGCTCATCAGATACGGCGCATCAAGGTGGGAATCGCCCACGCCCGGTGCGTCAGTCCTTTTGCTGGCTGGAAGCCTTTCAACGGTTTGGTTGTTAAAGAGCGGCGGGTCTCTTGAGGCCCTGTCGCACCGTTGGTTTGTCGCTGCGATGGGTGAACAATAAGCCAATGCCTAATTCGTGTAAATAGGTAATGCCTAACTATTTTCAAATTTCTTTCTCACCGTGGAATCGGTCGGGGAGGGATTGCATTTCCAAATTCAGACGTTAAGCTTCGCCTAACCTGTATGGATATACAGCATTCGCTAAGGAGGTGTTTTATGGCGCAGCAGGGCAATAAGAAGAGTTCGGGACAGGCGACAATCAGCCCAATGGAGCGGCTTACCATGCGCGTGTCGTCGATGATCAATCACCCGATCGCCCAGGAAAGGCGGGAGGTCAGGATTCATCGGCTGGATACGGACGGGGAGAGGGAGTGGAACGAGATCGTGAATGCGATCTCAGAAGCAGACGGGATCAACCTTACGCACAATCACGAAGATGCATCGATCACGTTAAGGTGGGAGCCGTCAGAAGATGACGAAAAGCCCGTCCAGGCAGCTGACCCATTTGAATCAGAGGAGCCGGCGCCTTTCTAACAGGCACAAAAAAGCCCGCTCGTAGGGCGGGCATTCTGATACTCGAAACAGGTTAGGGCTTATAGTGCGGGCCGCGCTTCAATTTGGCTACAAACTCAGTTAGTCGAGGGTTATGTTCCGCATAGCCACCGAAGTCGCCGGGCGCGAATGACCACTGATTGCCATCCCAGATGACGTCACTGTTGGTAGGCTTATCCGGGTGAGAAACGACCATGCAGTCGCAGATCGTAGAGTCTTGATGCACCATTGCTACCACGCAAGCTGTGTGACCCACATATATCCAGTCACCAACCTTAATTTCCGGGCGGTCCGTCATGATCGAGTTAACTCCTAAAGAACGCGTTTTTTCAAGCTTGAGATTTGTTCAGGAGATTCTCGAATCGGGCGAAAACCTTGAGGCGCGCCGGTACGAAATCACCCGCAGCATAAGAAATTGCATCTCCTGGGAATCCGAACTGACGGACAAGCCAGGTCTGGATGAGCCGATAGAGAAATGAATCAAACCAGATTGCCATTCCACACGAACAACACGCGCGCCTGGATGTAGGTCTCGTCAATGAAAATGTCCTCGGCCTTGTGCTTCCGGTTGTCCGAGATCATCTTGAATTTGTCCTTTCCCTTCATCTGCAGGCGCTTGATGTACTGAAAGCCGCCGTACGAAAAGTAGTAGATCCCATCACCTACGAATTCCTTGATGCTGATGTCAACCAGGCAGGGGTCGCCATGCTTGATCGTCGGCGTCATTGATTGACCCCAGCCAGTGACCATTTTTAAGTGGTAGTGCTCTCTGAACTCGACGCCCATTGAGCGGAGTTGAGAGGGGCTGATGCGGACGTCCTGCAGCAATTCGGGGTAGTCGTGGACCACCTCGCCGCCGCCCAGGGCGCCGCGCACGTCATAGTGCGCAATCCATACCTCGTCGCCAACCTTGCCCATCCCAGGCTTGTAGGCGTCATTCACCAGCACTTCGATAGTGCCTTCCTGCTCATTGCCTTCAGCAACCGCCAGTATTTTCTGAAGCCGGTCATCACCTAATGCCTTGCCAGCCAGCATTTCCCGGATCTTGTCGGCAGCCGTCGTAACAGCCTCGCTCTTTGTTGGAGAGGGCTTTGCTTCGGCGGCGCTGTGATGTTCATAAGTGAAGCCAGGGGGCATCCCCCAGTGGTCGGGGCCAACAACGTCTGAAAAATAGGCGATGACGTCCATAAGTTTGGACTTGTCGATCCTGCCGTTTTTCACCCAGCCCTGTATCGACGGAGGCTTCACTGAGAAGTCGTCTGCGAGTTGTTTCTTTGATACGCCCTTGGCGATCCGCGCTGCCTCGATGGCAGCACCTAAATCCGGTCCGGTAAGCATTGCCTAATTTAGCCTTTTCACGAGTTGGTTAGGCAATGGCTTGTGTTTCGATAAGGTAATGCCTTATATTCATCTCGAAATCTCCAGGAGAGAACTCATGAAATCAGCAGAAGCAGCCAAAGAAGCATCCCGCTTGCTCGGCAGCCAAGCGGAAATGGCGCGCCGCCTGCGGGTTAAGGCGCCCACCGTCAACCAGTGGTGTTCCGGAGAGCGCGCTGTTCCTGCCAAGCGCGCGATCGAAATCGAGGCATTGACCGGAGGCGCAGTTGACCGCGCCGACCTCTGCCCATCGTTCCCCTGGTCGCAGATCCAGTCTGCGGCCACCCAAACACTTTCTGCCGCCTAACCAATTTCCAATCACACAAGGAAACACAGATGTCGTACTTCGCCCCTGACCACCTGCATGACAAACCAACGAAGGTTCGCCTCGACGAGGTGGCCGACGATCTGCTGACCGCAATGGCCAGATATCAACGCACGCAAAAAGCCGTTTTGGCCCGCGAGATTCTTGAGCGTGGACTGAACCAGATGATGGAAGAGCTTAACGCAAAGACTGATGTGGCCTGAAGTCGCCGAGGAGGCCCTGTGCCTGAAAGAAAAGAGCTGGAAGTCCAGCTTGACGGGATCGGAGTCAGCCACCTGGAGCTGCTCGCCGAGCGTGAGGGAATCACCCCCGAAGAGTTGGCCGCAAAAATCATAAACAAGCATTTGGACCGAATGTCCCGACCGCCTCCCAGCCGGAGCAACGTCAGGTCGCTAGGGAGAAGGGCTGATTAGCCCCTCAGGGACTATTGAGGAACTGCCAATGAAAAACCCAACCACCAAATCGCAGACACAAAAAAACCACCGGCCAGGGTGGTTTTCAGTGCAGCAATTTCAAATCAGTTCTGGAGCGAATAATGCGCACTCAGCACAGTAATGTCAATCCCGCATCAATTCACGCCGCGCCACGTTTTGTCATCTCGGAAAACGTGGCGCTCACGGATGTTGTACATGTTGGTGGCGTGACTATCCGTCGTGACGAGGAGGGGCGCTACTCACTGAACGACCTTCATCGTTCAGCGATGGAAAATCGCAAAGCCACCGAAAGCCAGCGGCCGGGCAACTTCCTGAAAGCTGATTCCATATCAGCCTTTATCAAGGCGCTGGAAACTGCTACGAAAATAGCAGTTTGCGTAAAGCTCCCTGGACGCTCTGGCGGCACTTTCGCTGATGAGCTGATCGCCATTCGCTACGCCGCTTGGATCGATCCAGCTTTCGAGGTCGATGTCTACCGTACCTTCCAGTCGGCCAAGCGCTCTGCCGCCGAAAGCGTGCGCGATGGCGTTGACCGAGCCATGTCGCGCGAGCGTGCGCGTCTCGAAGCACCAGCGCTTACCGACGCCATCAAGCACGGTCGCCTTGCTGCTGGAAAAGAGATCAAGCATTACCACTTCAGCAACGAGTTCGACCTGATCAACCGCATTGCCCTGGGCATGCCGTCGAAGGCGTATCGCGCTGCGCACTGCATCGGTCCGACCGAGGCTATCCGTGACCATCTGACTCCTTGCGAGATTCGCTGCATTGAGCACCTGCAGCGAGTCAATGCATCACTGATCGACGTGGGCATGGACTACGAGTCACGCAAGGAAAAGCTCAGCCAGATCTACATCCAGCGTCACAGCCGGGCTCTTCTTTCCGAAATCAAGCGCCTGGAGTTCTGACCATGGCCAAGCTTACCTATCAGCAGTTGATCGAGCGCGCAGCGTTGACTGCGCTGGATCAGTTCAAGGCGCTCAGCGCTTATAAGGCGCTAAAAGCCGAACTGAGCGAAATGTACGCAACCTTTTTTGAGGAGCACGGCCGCCCTGCAGGGAAATTTCATCAGGACAACGACGATTTCCTGCCGGTGATGCTTTTCACCGATCACCAATATCAACGCGTACAGGCAGCAAAGAAAGCCGAGTACAACGCGCGTCGTCGCCATCTCAGCGCTGTCCGTGCTCTTGCTGATTACCGGCCGGCCCATATACAGGAGGCGGCGTAATGGCTCGCGCACGCAATATCAAGCCCGCACTGTTCACCAACGAGATTCTCGGCGTTGGTCATCCACTGTGCACTTTGCTATTCCAAGGGCTCTGGTTGCTGGCCGACAAAGAGGGTCGCCTTGAAGATCGTCCGCTGCGCATTAAGGCAGAGATCTTTCCCTACCGCGAAGCTGACGTTGACTCGATGCTGCACTGGTTGGCGCACAAAGGCTTCATCGTTCGCTACACGGCCAGTGGCAAGTCGTATATCGAGGTCGTGAACTTCACCAAACATCAGAACCCGCACAAGAACGAGAAGGACTCAGAAATCCCTTCCGTAACAGATGGTTGTATCACTTCCGATTTTCTCGGTACTCGTTCCGAATTAATCGGTACGGCTCGGGCTGATTCCCTCTCTTCTGATTCTGATCTTCTGATTCCTGATTCTCTGATTCCTGATGTTCTGATCCCGGAACAAAAACCCTTGCCGAGCGCTGTCGCTCCGGCGCCGTCGAACATCGAAGTGCTGAAGCCACGGCCCAAGCAAAAGACCGAAGCCCAGCAGGCCAACGCCGCGACATGGGACGCCTACACGATCGCCTATCTCGAACGCTACGGCGTCGAGCCTGTTCGTAACGCCAAGGTCAACGCCCAGGTTGCCCAACTCGTTCAACGCCTTGGGGCTGATGAGGCCCCGCTGGTCGCGATGTTCTACGTGACCATCAACGACTCGTTCTTCATCCGCGCCTCGCACGACCTTGGGTTGCTGGTGGCTCGCGCTGAAGGCATCCGCACGCAATGGCTGACTGGTCGCCAGGTCAACGCCGTGACCGCCCGCCAGATGGAGAACACGCAGGCCAACATCAACGCTGCGCAACAGGCAGCGTCCGCTATCCGCAACGGGGGAGGGCGTGGCAATGCTTTCATTCGATGATCAAGCAGAACTCGCCATGGCGATCTGCGCTACTGCTGAAACCCTTGGGCAGACCATCAGTTCCAACGCTGCCCAGATGATGGCCGAGGATCTTGCGGAGTACACCATTGAGGTGATCGCCAGCGCCTTGCGTAGCTGCCGCCGCGAACTGACTGGACGCCTGACCCTCGGAGCGATCCTGCAGCGCATCCAGGCCGCGGACGGTCGCCCGGGAAAGGATGAGGCCTGGTCGATCGCCATGGCAGCCAGCGATGAGTTTGACACCGTCGTGCTGACTCACGAGATCAGGCAAGCCATGAGCGCGTCTGGGCCGATTCTCGACGCAGGCGATAAGGTTGGCGCCCGTATGGCGTTCCTCAGCGCCTATGAGCGCCTGGTTAGCTCTGCGCGCGCCGAAGGTCTTCCACTCAAGTGGGAGGTTTCTCTCGGCTATGACTCTGCTCGTCGCGTACAGGCCATTGAATCGGCAGTCCGCTCGCAACTGATCAGTCAGGACGCTGGCACGAAGTATCTGGCCGACTTGCGAATTGCTCCGGTTACAGAAGACGGCCGCGCCGTTGCTGGATTGCTTACCGGGTCGGTCGCCCGGCCAAGTGCCGACGTCCGCGCCAAGCTGAAGGTCATCAAAGACAACATGGCCGAGATGCAGGCGGCGTCAGAAGAGCGTCGTGTCGAAATGAAGATCGAGGCTGCAAACGAGCTCGCTGAGCGCCGCGCGCTGCTCAACCGTCAAGCCGAAGAGCTGGCCGCACAGAGGGCAGCGAAATGACCGAACAGAAGCTTTATTGCTCGTTCTGCGGCGAAAGCCAGGACGACGTAGTCGCACTTGTTCAGGGGCCGAGTGTGAACATTTGCGAAAAGTGCGTTGGGTTGTGCATCGAGACGCTGACAGGCGCAGGCCAGTGGCCGACAGCCAACAACGCCGCACTGCTACGCGGCCTGATGGCTCTGGCTGCCGAGATCGGTCCGAAATGCACCTCGTCAGTGCGAGCGGCCATGGGCATGGGCTCTCAGCAGTCGGAGGCCCACCCATGACTCCCAACCAGCAGAAAACAATCGACGCGCTCAAGTCTGAGGGCTTCCAGGTTTCCCGCAACTACCACGACATGACGCTCATGACCAAGGGTGCGGATAACCGTCTTGTGCGCCATGACGGCAGCCAGCGTCGGGCGCAGCCGCATTTCGAGAGGGTGAAGCCATGATCGGTCGTAAATCCTTGGGGTTCATGTATCTGGCCCGCCGCGCGTGCGGGAAGGTTTCTGCCGCTTGCTGGGATGACGCAGGTGACAAAAAGGGGACCGCTAAGTGCGTGGCCGGTTACATCAAGCGTGGCGATACCGTCGAGCGTGTTGAGCGTTACGAAGGTGACGGGATGCCTGAATGGATCTGCCGTCCTGGCTGCAACGATTGTGGGGCGAAGCCATGACCAACCGAATCTGGATCGTCCTGACCATCATCGTCGTGGTAGCCGGTTATGGCTTTCACCACAAAATTCAGCGGGTGACTGCGCCTGCTCAGCAGGGAGCGTTGTTCAGATGAGTAGCCCACTTTCCGCTTTCGAGAAGTTCTCCGGGCTTCAGGAATGGCCTGAAGAGATTGCACACCTGAAAGGCAAAAAACTGTTCCGTAAAAAGGACAACGGCCAGTACATCATTCGCCATCCGAGTGGCCAAGCAATCGGCGGCAAGCCTGCCGCATACCTTGAGCCAGCCGGATGCGATTGGACTGCGCGAAGTCACTGGAAGAGCCACGCCAAAATCCTTACCGATTTCGTGGTGAAGCCATGACCGACATTCAGAAGCTGAAGGCGCTGGCTGAGGCGGCGCATGTTGGCGACAAGCCTGCGACCATGCCCATCGTCGAGCTGATTGGCGCAATGGATTCATTCAAGGCGGCTGCCAACCCTGCCGCAGTTCTTGAGCTGATCGCGGAGATTGAGCGGCTGAAGACGTTGCGCAGCAAAACAGAGCGAGATCTTGAGCAAGAACTTGAGGTTTGGCGTCATGGCCCATTTTGTTGGAATTGCGGAGACACTGGCGACGTTCATAACCCTGTCGGCGAATGGCTGGGCGAATGCGATTGTCTTTCCGCTCAGTTGATCGGGGCGAATCACCAGCGCGACCAGCTCAAGGCCGAGAACACCGACCTACACGCCACCCTTCACGCTGCTAAGGGGGAGATTGAAAGGCTCAAGGCCGAGAACGAAGCGCTGCGCAAACACGCTCCAAGTACCGAAATCATCTGGTGCGAATGCGGTGACGGATACCCGGCGAACAGCTATGGCGCTGGCTTCATGGATGCTAATGGCGGAGTTTGCGAAAACTGCGATGCGGCTCATCCCAAGATTTCATGCCCGCTTGAGCTGTTCGAGGGGCTGCGGGACGCCGCTGCCGAAGAGGCCGAGCAGCACCGCCAGTGCATGGGCAGTTATCGGCCTGGCCGCCAGGAAGTCTTGGACGCTGTAGTTCGCCAGTGTGATGAGCTGATCGCAGGCGCAAGCAAGGAGGCATCCAATGGCTGAAGTTGCGCTTATTCGTACCGCTCAAGGTCTGGTCCCGGCCACGGAGGCGGACCGCGAAACCATGCAGAAGTGGAAGGCCGGTCAGGTCATCCACGGCAAGTTCACCAAGATGAGGAACGCTAAATTTCATGGCAAGTTCTTCTCCATGCTGGATCTTGCGTGGGAGTACTGGGAGCCGGTCGGGGGGCTTGTGCCTCGGCAGGAGCTGCGCGGCATCCAGGGCCTGGCCAAGTTCTTCGAGAAAGCCAACGGCAAGCCGGGCCAGCTGTCTGAGGCGGTGGCGGCGTATATCGCCCAGATCGAAGCCGAGCGCGCTGAACGCTTCCCTTCGGTGGACAAGAGCCGCGAGGCGTTCCGCGACTGGATCACTATCGAGGCCGGGCATTTCCACCTGGTGCAGACGCCCGACGGCATCCGCAAGGAGCGCAAGTCTATCAGTTGGGCTTCGATGGACGACACCGAATTCGAGCCTCTTTACCGCGACGTCTTCAACGCTTGCTGGCGACTGGTGCTGTCTGCGCATTTCGAAACCGAGCAGGACGCTCAGGCAGCCGCGGACATGATTGGGGGCTTCGCATGAAGACCATCAAGGCCCTCATCAGCACCATCCGCTGCTTCGTCACGCTCATTGAGGCTGGGTATCAGCACCACCAGGTGGAATTCAAGTTCGGAGGTGGGTTGTGATCGGACAGGCAGTGAAGAAGTCGCCGCCGGCACGCAAGCATAAGACCTGCGCCAATCCGGAATGCGCCACCAAGTTCGTGCCGGCCAAGCTGGGGCAGAAGGTTTGCGGCTGGGCGTGCGGCCTGGCCATCGCTCCGGCGAATCAGGATAAGGCGCGCAAGGCACTGGCTCAGATCGAGCGTAAGGAATTGCGTGCGCGCAAGGAGAAGCTGAAGAGCCGCGGCGATCATCTGCGCGAGGCTCAGCAGGCGTTTAACGAGTTCATCCGCTGGCGTGATCAGTTGGCCGGGCACTTGTGCATCTCCAGCGGCAAGCCATTGGACTGGAACGGGAACGCCGTAGACGCCGGGCATTACCGCAGCGTTGGCTCAGCGCCGCACCTGCGCTTCGACGAGCGCAACTGTCACGCCCAGAGCAAACAGGACAATCGGTTCTTGTCTGGCAATGCCGTGGATTACCGGATCGGACTCATTGCGCGCATTGGTCTCGCCGAGGTTGAGGCGCTGGAGTCCGACCAGACCGTGAAGAAGTACACCGTCGACGATTTGAAAGCCATCAAGGCGCATTACCGCGCGCTGACCAGAGCCCTGAAGGAGCAAGCAGCATGACCATTCTGAATTTGAAGTGGAGCAAGGGCGCGCCGGAAGAATTGCTGCCGGGGATGATCGTTCGGTGCCGAGGCAATCTGATGCTCGTCGGCACCTTCACGCCAGAACCCATCGTCGCAACCATGCTGGCCGACTGCACGGAATACACCCAGGCCATAGCCGATTACGAACTCGATTAGCTGAGCAGTGCGGGTATTCCCGCCAAGGCGGTGGCGTGATGGATTCGGCCAAGGGCAAGCCTTGCCCAGCCTGCGGTGAGCCTATGTCCAGTCTCGCTAGCCAGTTCGTTCGCATGTGCACCGGCTGCCCGTACACCGAAGCATGGAATCTGGAAAAGGACCAGAAGCCGTTGCTTACGGATTCGCGCGATCGAGGCCTGCAGTCGTGAAAGAGGCTGTGCGCGTTCAAATTCTACCGATGAAGGCGGGTTAACCATGATCCAGCAGTCGCCGCAGCAACTCACCATCGACTTCACCGCCCTGGTTATCCAGATCCCACGCAGGCCGATACGCAGCACGATCTGTGCTGGCGCCACACTGGTCACTCTGGATGGCGTAACGATGCCCGCAATGGAATGGGCAGTGAGAAGGGGATTGAAGTGGCAGACAGTGAAGATGCGGCGACTGCGCGGTGATAACTGGAAGGAGGCGCTGGCCCCAGAGTTGAGGCGCAGCACCTTCATGTCAGGCTGGAAGATGCACGGTTAGCGCCAGACATGCAGAACCTTGTCGCCGTCGCCTTCCGCGGCTGCGCGCCACTTCAGTTCGTCGACCAAGGATTGCAGGCGGGTGATCTTCTCGGAGTCCAGGGTGCCGCCGACGATGGCGTTCTCGTTGGAGCCGGACAGGCTGATTACCAGCAGAGCGTCGGACGGATTCTGGTCCATGGCATAGGCAGCAATGCCCATCACCTCAGTGATCGCCATGTACGCAGAGTCGCGAGTAGAGCCGATAAAGTTTTTCGCAGTCATGTGAAGTGCCCCGTGTGATTGAGCATTCAGTCCATGTGACTGACGGTAGCCGTGCAAGCCTTGCCCAAAGAATCCAGTCACATAGGCTGATGGCAAGACGCAATCAGCCCAAGGGCCGAACATGACCAATGAAATCAGCAGTACCACGGCGGAGGTGAGGAATGGAGTACCTGTCCCGCGTGATTGACAAGGTTGATGTCCTCATCGCCGGGTTCATAGGTTCCATTATCGCGAGCTGGTGGCACAAGGGTGAATTGGACAACTGGAAGGGCTGGGCAATCTTCATGCTGACCGGCGTAGCCTGCGCTTTCTACCTGACTGGCATGGTCAGCAACCATCTGAGCATCACCGACCCTGGGAATGTGGCAGGCGTCGGATTTCTCCTTGGTGCCTTTGGCGGATCTCTAATGATCGCTGTCTACAGAGCCATCAAGGCGGCCGACATCTGGGCGCTGATTCGCTCCAAGTTTGGAGGAGGCAATCCGTGACCACACAGAACTTCAGCACATTCTTCATCGCGTTGATCGTCTTATGGGCGATCTGGTCCGTTTTCAGCCGCAGGGTGCGTGATGGGGTGATAGGCAAGGTGATCTACGCCTCTATCGCCCTGTCTGGCTACGCCATCGTCACCCGCGCTGAATCGCTCTACATCACCCCTACGGTCGCAGGAGTCACGTTCCATGCATCACTGGCATGCGCAGGTATGAGGCACATCTTCATGGTCACCTGGTGGCCGCAGGTCAAGCGCTGGCTGTGCAGGAAGCTCAACTGCGAGCACTGCATCCAGTCGACCGACAAGCACAACTGATCAATCAAGCACGGGAGCAGTGCGCATGACCGCAGAGCAATTCGCCTATTGGCTTCAAGGATTCGCTGAGCTGACTGAGGGCACCCAGCCTACGCCCGAGCAGTGGAAGTCCATCAATGACCACCTGAATACGGTGTTCGTGAAGGTGACGCCGAAGATCGGGCTGCCTCCCAGTACCGGACCGGTCTTCGCCGAGCCAGCGCGGCATCTGACGCCCCTTGAGCGGTTTGAGCGCAGTGTTTGGCCTCATCACACAATCGGGCAGCCGCTGATCACATGCTGATCGACGAGCAGGAGCGCTTCTGATGACCACAATCGCCTACAAAGACGGGGTGATCGCGTATGACTCCCGCATTACTCTCGGGGCGATCATTTCTCATGACGACTACGAGAAGCTGATAGAGACCAAGGGCGTGAAGTTCATCCTGACAGGTGCTACCGGCGATTTCTCCCGCCTGATCGAAGCTTACTTCGGCGCGAGCCACAAAAACCTAGATGCAAGCGGTCTGGCTTTCGATGGCGAGACAATTTGGTGTATCGGGCACAACAACTATGGGGGCTTCTGGAAAATCCCAGTATCCCCTCGATCTATCTACGCCATGGGCAGCGGTATGCCTCACGCTCTGACTGCCATGGACATGGGCGCCAGTGCAGGAGAGGCGGTGGAAATGGCGAAGAAGCGCGATACAGGCACAGGTGGGCAGGTTCGGTTGCTGGTTCTTGATGCGGGCTCGCAGCGATGAAAGCCAAGAAGGTCGACTGGGATGCCGTAGAGCGGGAATACCGGGTAGGTCAGTTGTCCCTGCGTGCACTGGCATCCAAGCACGACTGTACCGCCGCCGCCATCAGTAAGAAGGCCAAAGAGAAGCGGTGGGCGAAGGATGCTACACAGGAAGTTCGTGAGCGTACGCGGGCCGCTCTGATCGTTCACGCCGCCGACAATGAGGAATCAGTTAACACTGTTAACTCATCTGTTAACACCCCTACACGGGAAGACGTTGCAGTAGCTGTCCAGACCAACCTGGCAGTCATCAAGCGACATCGCAAGGACATCGGCCAAGGGCAGGAGATTGTCAGCCTGCTGATGGGCCAGCTCATCGACACGGCAGTCAACCGCGAGTCGATCGAAAACGACATCGAGATCGAGACGAAGGACGACGACAACGGCCAGCGCCGGTACCGAATGAATAAGGCCATCTCGCTGCCGAGCAATGCTGCCGTGCTGCGTGACCTGTCCACCGCGATGAAGAATCTCGTCGCGCTCGAGCGTCAGGCCTACAACCTTGACGAAGTGAGTGGTGAAGAGTCAATCGAGGACCGCCTTGCTCGGCTGATGGAGGCGAAGGCATGAAGTTGCGCGACAACGACGCAATTTACGCCGAGGCCAAACGTCGGATGGGCTTGCCGCTCAGTATGGATCCGTCGCGGCTCACTACACCGAACTTCGACAGATTCATTGAAGAGGTCGATCTCATCAAAGGATCGGCTGGAGGCTATCGCAACGTAGTCATCTGCGTTGACTGCTCGGCAGTGCATCCATGCCCCTTTGGTGCCACTCATGAGAACGCGCACGACCATCTCAAGGTTTGTGGAAGCTGTGGCACTCGTTCTGGGTTTCGTGATGTGGTCGGCTGCTGGATATCCTTCTCGGTCTGGTGGAATCCTGCATCGTGGGGCCGGGGCTGCTGGTCCTTTGACTTCTGCACGGATCCGAAGCTATGAAATTAAAGCCGGGGCTCGAAGCTGCATTGCGCATGCTGGTCGAAGGCAGCACGATCTACGTTGGATCGAGCGAATGGGAGGCATTGGTTCAGTACGAGAAGATATGCCGGTCCTTCGATATGGAAGTTTTGCCCGGCTACACGATCATCCGCCAAGACTACGACCGAACCGTGCATGCGAGGCTCAAGCCGGGCGCCATGAAGATTATCTTCGAGTCGCGCCACGAAACGCCATCAAAGCAAATCGTGGCGCTAGGTAATTTTCAGATAACCCGTGACGGATCACTGGTAGAATCCGATTGCGGCTAGGGTAGCTCCCGAACGGTGATCACCTCATCACCTGCCGCATCCCACTGAGGTCATCGGCTAGAGGTAGTTGATATGCAGGATTCCCAAACGATTGAGGAGGCTTCCGACCAGCAACTGGTTGAGTTAGCAGGTAAAGCTATCAGTTACGTGATTGTCCCGCACATAGAAGAGCGAATGCATTCCGATAGTCAGGTGATGTATCGCTTCGCAGTACAGACCCCTTTCGGTCTCAAAGCCTGGAATCCACTGATTGATGATGCTCATGCATTTCATCTGGCGGTAAAGCTCAAAATTCAGATCACCCCTGGAACCTACAACAATGAGCACGTCACGGCGTTCAGTCCTGATGGTTTCGAATCAGTAGAGCATCCGAGCTTCAGCATGGATGAGTTTGCATCTACCCGTCGAGCCATCGTTCGCGTTGCTGCTGAGGTGGGTAGGGCGATGCGTAATTAATATAGCCGCTTGCAATACCAGATCAGTCACAAATCCTCAAGGCTCCTGTCAACTGAATCTGTTCCACAAACGCACCGGAGCCTTACCCATGATGATCAAACGCTTCCTGTCCTTCGCCTGCCTCGCGCTCTGCGCCTGTTTCGGTTCCGCCTTCGCGTCCACCATGGACAAGCCCAGTTATGTGCTGTCCAGCCTGAAGTCCATCGGTGAGTTCCACGGTGCCTCTGTCGCGCGACTCGACATCGCCCTGGTTCACTGGCGCTCCGGTGGCGAACCGACCACAACCAGCCTTGCTTCCAATCTGCGCGCCGAGGGCAACCACTTCGTGATGAGTTCAGCCAAGTTGCAGCCTGAACCAGCTGACGGCGAATCAATCGCCGCCTAAATACGAAGCCCGGACCAAAGAAAAAGCCCTGCGTCGACGGGGCTTTTTCATGCCTGTTGCAAATCGGGTTGAGTCACATAGCCTCGACTCAAACCAAGGGGGCAACATGACCAGACCGGCGCTGCAAACTGATTCATTCAGTGACCAATTTTATTACGACGATGTTACGGGCGAGCTGACCTGGAAGACTGTTCGGGCTCAATCACGATCAAAGCCCGGTGATCGGGCAGGGTACGTTTCCACTATCGGCGGTCGCCGCTACAAACTGGTAGGGATCGGCCGCAAGACGCATGTGGTGGGCCGGGTCGTCGCGGCGATGTTCTTGGGACTTCGGCCTGAACAGCAGGTGGAATACCTGGACGGAGATGCAACCAACACGCGAATTGAAAATTTAAAGCCAAAGCAGCGCGTTAGTTAACGCCTGTTGCACGACAAATCCAGTCACATAGCCTGCGGTGCATCACCTAACCCGGTTATGCCAATGTCGCTAGACGCCATGTGCACAAAGCTTATCGAGGACGATGAGCTTTACTGCAAGGTTGCCCTAAAGATCCGCACCAAAGAAGGCGCGGTGCTTCCGTTTGTGTGGAATGACGCCCAGCGCATACTGCACGAAGCTATCGAAAAGCAGCGCGCCGAGAAGGGCTGGGTTCGGGTAATTGTGCTCAAGGGTAGACAGCAGGGTATCAGCACGTACGTCGCTGCGAGGTTTTTCAAAAAGACCAGCATGAACAATGGCAAGCGGACGATGATCCTCACCCACCTCGATTCAGCCACGCAGAACCTGTTTGGCATGGCGAGGACCTTCTACGAGCAAATGCCGTCCTTCATGCGCCCTGTCACCAAGGCAAATTCAAGCCATGAGCTGTCCTTTGCAAAGAGAAATGGCGGCTACAAGGTAGCAACAGCGGGCAGTCCTGCAGCTGGTCGGTCAGGCACGGTTCAGTATCTGCATGCTTCGGAGATGGCGTTCTATCCCAACGCGCAGGAAATCATGGCTGGCTTGGGGCAAAGTCTGCCGTTGATCGAAGGAACCGAGGGCATTATTGAATCTACGGCAAATGGTCTGGGTAATCTTTTCCACGAATATTGGGTGAAGGCCGAGGCTGGTGAATCTGATTACATGGCCGTTTTCATTCCATGGTTTGCGGATAGAGGCTACCGCCGTAGCGACTTTTCCTTCGAAATGTCGGATGAGGATTACGAATATCAAGAGGCCTACGGCCTCGACGAAGAGCAGATGTCGTGGCGCGCCGCCAAGATCGCAACCGACTTCGCTGGCGACCACAACTGGTTCAACCAGGAATACCCGGCCACCGTTGACCTCGCATTCCAGCGCATCGGTCATAAGCCGCTGATCAACACGGTAAAGGTATCTCTCGCCCGAAAACGACCGCTCAAGAATGCCCAGCGCATCGGCGCCCATGTTGTAGGTCTCGACCCTGGGCGTGGCGGCGACCCTTCAGTGTTCATCCATCGCCAAGGCCGTGTGGCTTGGGGGCTGGAGCGCAACAAATCCGCAGACACCATGAACGTAGCGGGCCAAGCCGCCCGGATGCTCCGCGAAGATCCAACCATCCGCATGATGTTCATCGATATCGGCGGAATCGGTGCGGGTGTTTATGACCGGCTCGTGGAGCTAGGCTTTGGCGACCGCGTCACCGCCGTGAACTTCGGGTCATCTGCCTCTGACCAGCGCAAGTACTTCAACAAGCGCTCCGAGATGTGGGGCGAGATGGCTGAATGGATTCACGACGATATAACCCCTTGCATACCTGACGATGACCGCCTGCATGGCGACCTCACCTCCGCTCGCGGCGACCAGTACAGCAGCAACGGTCAGCTGAAGCTGGATAAGAAAGAGGAGATCAAGAAGGTGTTGCGCCGCTCCCCAGACGATGGCGATGCACTTGCTCTGACTTTCGCCGAGCCGGTTTCCGCTGACGATGTATTCACAGAAGACTGGAAAGCAAAGCTGCTGAACCGGAATTCCCGAAACAAATCTGCGATGAGTGCCTGATATGGCTGAAGCCTCCGAAAACCAGAAAGCGACGGACAACTGGTCGCGCTACGAGTACGGTCTCAACCGTGGTCATCGCGATTACGTCGAGAAGGCTCGCGAGTGCGAGAACTATTACCTGGGCGGCGGCTGCCAGTGGAAGGACATCGACCGGCAAATTCTAGCCGAGGCTGGCCGTCCTGCTCTGGAATTCAACCAGATCAAGAACAAGATCAACGCAGCCGTGGGTTACCAGATAGGCAACCGCATGGATATCGGTTTCCGCCCACGCGCGGGTGCAGCTGATGCCGAGACGGCCAGCACGCTCTCAAAGCTCGCCATGCAGATCGCTGACAATAACCTGCTGCACTTCAAGGAAACGCAGGTGTTCAGCGATGGTGTGATTCAGCAGCGAGGTTACTTCGACATTCGCATGAGCTACGCCGATACGATCCTCGGCGAGATCAAGATTGACATCCTCGACCCAATGGACGTGATTCCGGATCCTGACGCGAACAGCTACGACCCTGACGATTGGGCTGACGTAACCATCACTCGAATGCTCACCCAGGTCGAGATTGAGATGCTGATGGGCACCAAGGCGCTCAAGGCGCTGGACGACGAGGATTACTCCGGCGACACCTTCCTGCCGGTGGCCGATGACGTCGAACGCGCGAAGTTCGGTGATGCCGATGCCTTCTTTCCAGAGTTCTACGGCGAAGACGAGGATGACAAGTCCACCAAGCGCTACCGGATCATCGATCGGCAGTTCTGGCAGATGGATACGGCTGACGTCGTGATCAGCGCGACGGGCGACATCCGACTGGTCGAGGACATCAACCCCAATGCCGTTGACGAGATGATCGCCGCCGGCGGGATTCGCCAGAAGCGCAAGGTCCGACGTGTGCGTTGGTTGATCACCACCAAGGACAAAGTCCTGCACGATGATTGGTCCCCATTCAACCACTTCACCGTGGTTCCGTTCTTTCCGACTTTCCGCCGCGGCAAGACTCGTGGCCTTGTGGATGATGCGATCGGCCCGCAGCAGCTGCTCAACAAGTCTATGAGCCAGTTCCTGCACATCATCAATACCACTGCGAACAGCGGCTGGATCACGGTTGCGGGTACGCTCACCAACATGGCCGATGGCGAATTAGCTGGCCGAGGGGCTGAAACGGGCCTGCACCTGGTCATCAAGAAAGGAACCGATGCACTAGACCGGCCCCAGAAGATTCAGCCCAACCAGGTGCCCACTGGTTTCGACCGCATCATCGACCGTGCCTCGGTGCTGCTGGAGAGCGCCACCGGCGTCAATCAGGCAATGTCTGGCAATCAAGGCAACGAAGTCTCAGGTATCGCCATCCAGACCCGTCAATTCGCCGCACAGCAGCAATTGGCCGTACCGCTGGATAATCTGGGGCGTACTCGCTCGATGGTTGCCCAGCGAGTCCTTGAGCTGATCCAGATGTATTACGACCAGCCGCGCATCATGCGCATTACTGAGTCCGACCCATCAGGCAGGGAATCGACCACTGAAATTCCTCTGAACTGGCCGCAGGCTGACGCGCGCATCCTCAACGATTTAACCATCGGCGAATATGACGTGGTCATCACCGAGGCGCCGGCGCAGATCACCTTCGAGAACAGCCAGTTCCTGCAAGCCATTGAGCTCAACGAGAAAGGCGCGAATATCCCGTGGCCGTTCATCATCGGTTACTCGAACCTCGCCAATAAGCAGGAAATCGTCGACGCGATGTCGCAGCAGCCAGCGCCGCCAGTTGATCCTACCTTGCAGGCCAAAGCCGATCTGCTGGCCGCCCAGGCGCAGAAGACCCAAGCAGAAACCACTCGCTCGCAGGCGGATGCAGCCAAATCAGCCGCGAGTCTGGACCTGCTCAAGGCCCAAGCCGACGACACCCGGGCAGATACCGTTTCCAAGTCCGTGACGGCACAGTTCAGCGCCATTCAGACAGCTGCAACCATCGCGCAGACCCCGGCCACAGCCAGCCTCGCGGATGCGCTGCTGATGTCGGCGGGATATGTCGACCACGACGCAGCTCCAATCGTCCCGGAATACACCGGGACCGTCCTGGCAGCACCTGACCTTCCCAAGAACACCAACCCACTCACACCGGCAAGCCCTGCTGTAGGCATGGACACCGGCATCGAAACCCAGCGCATCGAAGGAGTACCCGCATGAGCAAGTCCGACATCGCCGCCGAAGACATGAAATGGAAGGTTGAGCAGGACCTTCGTTCGCTGGCTGAGGCCGCCGAGATTCAGAAAGACCCGAAACGACTGAAAGCCGCGCAGGCATTGGCCAAAGAAAAAATGGCCGAACTGCAGAAGATCGCCAAGTAATTACGAGCACCCAGGGGCAGACCATGAGCAAAGCTGAAGCAGTACAAGAATCGCAGGAAGACATCAACGCTCGACTGGCCGAAGAGGCCGCGCTGAGCGGGGAAGACTACGTGCCGCCGCAGGATGACCCTGATGGCGCCGTAGCACAGCAGTCAGTAAAGCCTGATGACCAGTCCGCGCCGGGCGGCGGTGAGTTGGACAACGACCAGCCACAGTACAGCGCCGACACCTTGGCATCTATCGCCGGCGACGATAAGCCGAAGATGATCCCGCACGCCCGTTTCAACGAGGTCAACGAAGAGGCCAAGCTGCACCGTGCGCGCGTCCTTGAACTGGAAGAGGAGCTTGCTCGTGCCAAGGGCTCGGCCCCGGCTGCCGCACCGAAGAAGGAAGAACCGCCAGCACAATACGACTTCGACGACGCCGAAGATCGCTATCAAGCAGCATTCCTGGACGGCGACAGCACCAAAGCAAAGCAGATTCGAGCCGAGATCCGCGCGGAGGAACGCAAGGCCGCCATTGCCGAGGCTGAGCAGGTCGCGGACCGCCGCTATCAAGCCAACAAAGCCACGGATGACGCGAAGCGCGCCAAGCTTGAATTCGAGCTCGCGTTGAGCAAGGCCTATGCCGCGTATCCTTTCCTCAGCGTGGACAGCGACGACAAGAATCAGGATGCCATCGACGAAACGCTGGTATGGCACCAGCACTTTGTCGCCAAGGGCAAGAGCCCAGCCGAGGCGTTGGAACTGGCTGCCGCAAAAATCGGGCCTCGTTATGCCGCAACCAAGGCTGAGCCTGCAGCCAAGACGCCTGACCCGGTTAAGCCTGATATTCAGAAAGGTTTGGATCGTGCCGCCAAGGTGCCTGGCAAGCCAGCGGGCGTCGGAGCGCGCGCCTCTAGCCTGGACGTGTCGAAGATGACCGGTAAGGAGCTAAAGAGCCTGTCCGCCGAGGATGAGGCCGCGCTAGCTGGCGATGTTGTCTAGTTGACGAAGCAATCCAGTCACATAAGTTCGTAACTGCTGCGCCATCGGGACAAGGACGTCATCCAGCTTTCACAGTGGATGGCCGACCCGAGCAGCTCGCTCACCGAGTCACGGTGTCTCTCGCCAGCAGGGCGTAAAGCTGACCTGTTTCAAGCGCATCAGGAGCGCCCAAACCTGTCCTCGCGAGGGTGGCGACATACCCAGAACCACAAAGCCACCTTTATAGGAATGCCCTCATGGCAACTACCAATTTCGCGGCCCTTCAGCCGCAACAAAAAGTCTACTGGTCGAAAAAGACCTGGGAATCCGCTCGGGACGACATGTTCCTGAACAAATTCCTGGGCGACGGCGAATCCGCAATCATCCAGCACATCACCGAGCTGACCAAAACCGAGAAGGGCACTCAGGTCATCATGAACCTGGTTGCTGACCTTGTTGGCGACGGCGTCACCGGTGACAACTGGCGTGAAGGCAACGAAGAAGAAATGCAGGCGTACTTCCAGGAGATCCAGATTGATCTGATCTCCAACGCAGTGCGCAGCAAAGGCAAGTTGGCCGAGCAGAAGTCCGTGATCGACTTCCGCCGCATGGCTCGCGGCCGTCTCTCCAACTGGCTGGCCCAGCGTGTTGATGAATTGGCAATCCTGACGCTGTCGGGTATCGCCTACAACTTCAACACCGACGGCTCGGCCCGTGTCGGTTCCGCCTTCCCGGGTCTGGCTTTTGCCGCTGACGTGAGTGCCCCCTCATCGAAACGGTATCTGACCTGGGACGGCTCTAATCTGATCGCCGGCAGCACCGCCGCGATCGCCGCTACCGGCATCCCGAAATACAAGATGATCGTGGATCTCATCGCTTACGCGAAGTCGCACCACATCCGTCCTGTCATCTCCGGTGGCAAAGAGTACTACGTGCTGCTTGTACAGCCTGGCACCCTGGCGGCCCTGAAAATGGACCCGCTGTGGCAGAACGGGATCACCAATGCAGGGGTTCGCGGCGATAACAACCCATGGTTCACCGGTGCAACCATCACGGTTGACGGCGCAATCATTCACGAGTCGAACAAGGTCTACACCACACTGGGCGCACCTGCGGGCAGCAAATGGGGCGCTGGCGGCAACATCAACGGCACCCGCACTCTGCTGCTGGGTTCGCAGGCTCTGGGCTTCGCTGACATCGATCAGGGCGGCGCGGGCTGGGTTGAGAAGTTGTTCAACTACGACACCCAGATGGGCGTCTCCCTCGACCGTTTCATCGGCTTCAAAAAACCTCAGTTCTACAGCATCTACGACAAGTCGGTTCAAGACTTTGGCGTGGTCGCTGTCGACCACTATCTGCCGAACTCGGGCGCTTAAGGAGGCCTCATGAACTACTTCCATTACGACCATCAATGGCCAGTGATTGGCTACAACGAAATGCTCTCCGCTGACTTCGCCACCGTTGCGACGCAGAACGTGGTCGTGCTTCCAGAAGGCTCGATGGTCATCCGCGCGTTCGTCGTGGTGACCACTCCGTACAACTCGGCTACCACTGCAACCCTGAGCGTGGGTGACGCAGCAACGCCGGCTCGTTACGGCGCTGGTATTGATCTGAAGACCGCTGGCATCAAAGCGCTGACACCAACCGGTTACATCACCCCAGGGCAAGGCCCTGTAACCGTGACCTTCGCTCAGACAGGCGCAGCAGCAACTGCCGGTGCCGCCCGCGTGTACATCGAGTACGTCGTGGACCGCAAAGGTGACGAAATCTCCGAGTAATACCAAGCCGCCCCGGTCCGCCGGGGCATTCAAACATTTGAAGGGGCAATAACCATGGCTGAACCACTACGCATCCTCCCGCCGAAAGGCGAAGAATCCTATCCAGTTTTCCTGCCGTCCGGGCACAGCATTCGCGTCTATCAGACCGATCCTGCCGACGGCGAGCAGGGAAGCGTGATCCCAAGCAAGTTCCACAAACACGCCCTGAAAGCGGGGTGCATCTACTTGGGCGCCCAATACGAAGAAGACGAGAGCGACGATCAGTCTGGCTCTGAAAACGGCGCACTGATCATCAAAGCTATTGAAGCCATCATCGAGCGCGACGAAGCGGACGATCTGGACAACACCGGCAAGCCGACCCTGAAAGCCCTGAAGGCGCAGGCAGGCTTCAACGTGACCCGCGCCCAGGCTAACGACGCTTGGGACCACTTCCAAGACTCGCTGGCATAAGTCATGGCTTACGAGACCGTCAGCGCGCTCATAAAAGCCTTTCGTGAAGACGAAAAGGACGCCGTTGAGCCTTATTTCTGGTCCGATAACCAGTTGGTTCGATGGGCGAATGAGGCGCTGACGGAGTTCGCCGAGCAGTCGAAGAGCTTTTACGACGACGACAGCGACGTCACCCTGATTCCGTATGGCGTCGGCGAAGATCGCTTTGAGCTAGACCCCTGCATCATTGATGTTGTCGATGCCTGGATCGAGGGAAGTCCTTCATGCCGCCTTCAGCGATGCTTGAGTGGCTTCGGGAATGGGTTTCGTGGTGGCTACTGGATGGCCTACAACGGCTGCGGCTCGCATTTCCACTTCAATCCGGTCGGCACCCTGAAGCTTTACCCAAAACCGACTGCTGCCGGTGAGGTTCGGCTGCAGGTCATCCGCCGGCCGATCAAGGAGCTCGCGAAGTGTGATCGCATTCCCGACATGCTTCCGTCAGATCGGCGCCATTTGCTCGCGTATATGGCCTACAAGGCCTATCGGGTGAATGAGGGTGAAACCTACAGCATCGAAAGCTCTGACAAGCACTTGGCTCGATTTGAGGCAGCCTGCCAGACCGCTCTGGAGAAAGGGATTCTTCGTCGCGGCGATTGCTCTCGCCCAATCCGGAGCAACTGGTAATGGCAGAGGCTCCTCCGGTCCTTCGCGGGCCATGGCCTGGCGGAATAAACAACCGCGCCAATGAGTTCGCAATGCCGGCCGGCACGGTCAGGGATGCCTTGAACGTCGATCCCGGCCCAAACGGCGTGTTCATGATGCGCGCTGGCTACACGAAACAGGTGTCCGGATCCGCCCTGAGGGGAATCCTCAGCGTACAGAGTTATGTCCTGATGGCCGACGGCGCGACCCTTCGCCTGTTCGACGCGCAAACCGACTCAACCAGCTCTCTGAAAGCCATTGCCAGCTATGGGCGGGTCGCTGGGGCCGTATTCAACCAGGAACTGTTTTTCTGCACCGAAGACGAATGTCTGCGGTTCCAAGGCGGCACCTTGCGGACTTGGGGAGTGCCATTTGTCAGCAGTCAGCCAGTCCCCGCCATAACCGATGGCGGTCTGTTAGCTGGGGAATACCAGTGCTCGGTGACATTCGTCGATGCGCACGGCGATGAAGGTGGTACGACACTACCAATTGTCGTCACGGTGCCCAGTAACGCAGGGCTTAGCTTCACTCTGCCTACGCCGCCAGATGGCGGGAAAGTTCGCCTGTACATTGCTCCAGCGCAAGGCAGTGAGCTCTACCTGCAATTTGAAGGCGTCGGAAACTTCCTCTGCTCCACGGTCAACACTGATACGCAGAGACTGGAAACGGAAGGCCTCAGAGCCCCGGTGCCTGGCGACTACATCTGCGAGGCTGGTGGCGTCATCTGCATTGCAGACGGCAAAACGCTTTGGCTGACTGAGCCTCTAAGACCTCACTTGCGCAACCAGGCAAAGCGATTCTTCCAATATCCGGCCCAAATAGACGGCATCGTCGCGGCTGACAACGGCTTATTCGTCCTTTCTGACAAAACCTACTTCGTTTCCGGGGTAGAAACCGACGAGCCTCAGCAGCTGGACATTCTTCCCTATGGCGGCGTGCGCGGGTCCATGGTTAAGACGGTCGACAACTTCGCCGCATGGATGACCGGTTATGGGTTGGCGAAAAGCGATGGTCTGGGCAAGGCGGCTTTGATCAGCGCCGCAAACTTCTTGCCAGGCCTCGCCAGTCACGGAAGCTCCGGGATTATCGAGCGCAACGGTAGCCAGTTGGTGGTTACCACGATGCGCAGCGCTTCGGAGGTCAATCCTCTCCGGGCCAACGACTACTCAGAAGCGGAGATCGAGATTCTATGAGCACCCATGAAAAAAACGCGCCGCTTGGCAGTGGACTTGTCTTCATTGGCGAGGTGATCGATGCCGACGGCAACGTCCTGCAGCGTGGTGTGGATGCGAACCTGAACCCTCAGGTCGGCGTTGATTATGTCGCCGGCCTGTTCCTTGGCACTCAGCCAGTCATCGCGCCGTGGTATGTGGGCGTGTATGAGGGCAACTACACCCCGGTGAAGGCCGCTAAATCATCCGACCTGCCAAGCGTGATCGGTGAGTCGACGGCGTATAGCCAGACCTCGCGTCCAATCTGGACCGCTGCCTATGACGGTGTGAGCCTGATCACCAGCATCAATAACCGTGCAGTTTTCACATTCACGGCGGCCAAACGCCTGTACGGCGGGTTCGTGGTTTCTGAGTCTGCGAAAGGCGGAAACACAGGCGTGCTGCTGTCGATTGCTCGTTTCGCCACGCCGTACGACATTCCTGCTGGGTCGACGTTTCAGCTCTATCAGACACAGAACGTCCTCGCATAACGAAGGCGAGACCTCATGGCCAACAAGCTGGTAAAGCTGGCAACAACAAACGCCTGGGATGCGGGTGCGGTCTCGGCCAGCGCTCGTTCAGCAGATCTGGTAGCAAGCCTCACCTTTGTTGCTGGCAGCGCAGGTGTGATCGCCGGCCTGGCACCCGCGCTAAGCAACCCGTCCTCGACATCAGTTGAGCATGGTTTCTTGGCGCAGGCGGGCATGCCACTTCGTGTCATTGAAGGCGGAACCGTAGTTGCCTCAAGCGGAATCCAGTTCAGTGGCGATATCACGGTCTCGATTTATCGGGTTGGTTCAACGGTTTACTACGTCGCCGGTGACTGGAATTACACCAGCGCAATCCCTTCGGTGGGTGCGCGCGCACTCCAGACGGTTTTGTATTCGCCAGGTGATGCTGTGGATAGCCCGGCAATCAGCGTCTACAGCCAAGACATCGGCAACGCAGGTATGTCGAGCACGCTCACGTTGTCAGATGAGTACGGCTATGGAGGCGTCCTCTACGGTGATCTGAGTAGCGACCTCTCCCTCAGCAGCGAGGCTGGCGGCGGGATCTACATCGTAGCGGGCATGGAAAGCACCATCGTCCTGCTGGATGGCGGCGGGGCGAGTGTCGAAATAGTCGCTGGCATGCAGAGCATTCTCCGCTTATCCAGTGAATCAGGGGTCGACGCGCTCGCGTTCCTGCAGTACGCCACCAATCTCTTGACCGGAGCCGTTACCCGATACGTTGGCTTCGAGTTCGACGGCTTCTGTCGAGTCGGGATGGAAACCTACGCTTTCAGGTCTGACGGGCTTTACCGCATCGGCGGGAGTAGTGACGCGGGCCAGCCAATCAACATGCTGATCGATTTCGCCGAAGAAGATCTCGGGACAACTCAGGCTAAGCGGGTCGGAAACGTTTTCTTGGGGCTTGAAACCGATGGTGATGTCGTCGTGCGGATGACGGGTGACGATGAACGAGAAGGCAGCTATCGAGCGTACAAGCGGCGTTCAGAATTCCGGGCTGATCTGGCCCGAGGTGTTAAATCCAGGCATTGGAACATGCGCCTCGAAGTTACACAGGCGACTGGCGCTCAGCTGGACAATATCGAATGGGTCGTATCGGCCAATGGCCGGCGAACGTAGCAGGGGTGATGCATGGCATCTGATTACAGCAGCACAACCAGTCAGCTCTTCTCGAGTGCGCAGTCGGCGACCGGGCTTGCCTCGCTCAGCGCGGGTCGAATTGGGGCCGACGTCAAGCCGAACCTGAGCAACCCGTCGCTGACCTATACGGTAGGTCCGAAAAGCTTTGGATCTGCCCCTCAGTTCAGTGATTTGTTCACCGGGGCTGATAACACCGCGGCCACTACGGCTGCCCTGAATGATCAGGTAGATGCGTGGCTGCAGAAATACTTCCCATCGATCAATTCAGGGTTCAAGAATGTGCCCGAGGACTATTTGATCAATGTGATCAGTGGTGTAGTCCCGTTCGGCGTCGACAAAACCGTTTTTGATCTGGTCTGGCAGCAGGCGCGCGATCGGGTTTACAAAACGGTCCGGAGTGAGCGCTCAAGTCTTGAAGCGGCATTCTCCTCCCGTGGGTTCTCCTTGCCACCTGGTGCGCTTGTTGACGCTCTGGTTCAATCGGAGAGGCGCGCTACTGATGCCTCGATTGATGTTGTCAGAGAGCAGGCGATCAAAGAGGCCGACATCAAGGTCGATATCCTGAAGCACGCGGTGGGCATTGCTGCTCAACTTAAAATGGGCATTCTCTCGACCAGCGCCGATTTCTTCCGCTCCTATTACAGCGTGTACAACCTCAGCAATGAGACCGCCCGGATTCGCGCCCAGGCTTACCAGTCGTTCTACAACGCCTTGAGCAATTACTACGGCGCAGAAACAAGTTGGGAGGCGTTGAGGCTTCAGTCCGAGACCGAAAAGGTGGATCTTGCCATCGGCGTAGATCGGAACAAGATCGGCCTTTATTCAGCAGGTTCTGGTGCGAGTCAGGCCCAAGGACAGGCAGTCGATGCCTTCGCCAAGATCGCAGGTAATGCTTATAGCGCCGCTGGCTCTCTTACTGCGCAAATCGAGACCATATAAGTGGATCCGCTACCGGTAAGAGTCAAGGCGACGACCCGCACGGGCGTAAAAGTGTACGGGCAGGCTCGGCGGCTTGGCATGACCGCCAGTCTTGCGGAGGCTGGAAGCAAGGGGCAGATATTGGATGGATATATCCTTCGTGCCGTGCGACTGCTTGAATCCTATAACGTCTACATCTTGGACCCTGCAGCAATTCTGCTGTTTTCCGGCTACGCATTAGATGCCAGAAACGAACTTGGCACAGTTGGAAATCGGGATGAGTTCTCTAGCAAAAAAAAGACAAAAGCTACCTACGTTCTTTCACCTAGTGAGGCGAGTGATCCACGGCTTTTTCTGCCTGTTCCCGCTATGCCTCCAGAGGAAGCGGATAGCGCCCCCACCGTTTACTGCCAGGTATTCCAGCCGCAATTATACGATTCAGGGCTCATGGCGATAGGATATCGGCGCGTGCCGATGGCGCTCATCAGCTCTGTTGCGCAAATGGATACCTACGACCATTTCACTTACAACCAGCGGGTTAGCATTGGGCTGGCGTTGACTGCGCCGCAGTTTTCTATGGGAAAGTCTCTTGATCAATTAAGGAAAAATTACCTGTCCCTAAACACGTTTTGGTTCAGCGAAAGCCAGATGAGTGATGGATGGTCGCTACAGTCCAGGAGGCTTGTAAATCAAACCCAGTACGCAACATCCAGTCCGTATTTTGGGCGGTACCTGCCTAAGTCATTGATTGCGAGTGGCGCGATCGTACCGGCTTCCGATAATGACGGAACCGACCATTACATCATGGCAGCCGAAGCTGTCCGCCAATCCCGCGCCACTTGGCAGATCAATGCCGACACGTACTATGACCTCATGGGCGAGCGAGCTTTGCTGCTGGTGAGAGGAACAATAGACCGCCGCGATTATGACGCGGATGAACCAGTCGTACTGCGAGCGCGCCTTGACAGCGCTACCTACGTCCGCACGTCAGATCTCCCGCGCGAAGATATCAAGCCCTATCCGACCACGTATTACGGCTTCCCCGCGACTGACGAAACCGACAGAGACCCCTCAACTAACCCGCCCCCAGTTGGCGTGCCGGCGCTCCCGGCGTATTCATGGTGGCTGAACCCGCAAGTAGCTAGATATAGCGACCAGTTCGGCACCGAGGGGTTCGCAACCTTCTGTGTGTACTGGGCGCCGAATCATCGCCTCAGCGGGCAGGACAATACGCAGATGAGCTGGGGTCGCCTGCATGCGTACATGGCCACAGCTATTGTGGTAATCGATGGAGACAACAAGGCGCGCGTATTGAAAGCGGATCGAAACGATGCGAACTACGCGGATTCTGGATTTCAACCAATCGATGGCGCCGAAGCAGACAAATTCGTCAACCCATGGCTCGTGGGAGTTGAGTCTATCCCCAGGACTGACACCGAGGGTGTAGTCAGAAGGACGGCGTATGCGCTGGTCTGGGAGGAGTGGCAATCGCGCGGTGCTGGCTTGCGGCTTGTAGCTGACTATCCGCCAGGTGCGACACGAGTACCCTCAGGCACAGCTTCAATCGGTGGTGAGTTCGTTCTCTACAGCATTGGTCCGGATGGTTTGTCACGAACCGTTTTAAGTGGTGACAATTGTGCAGCAATGATGCATCCGAATATGGGCCCGAGGTTCTATTTCCCGGTTGCTAACGCGTACAGCCCACCTCCAGGCGATCGATCGGAAGCTTGGTTTACCGACCGAAACGGCTACGGCGCTTGCCGGTATATGGGTAATGACAAGCTGGTAACCGCATGCATCCCGAACGAAATTTACAGTCTCTACACGCAGTTTGCGCCAGATGGTGGCGCGTACGGGCTCAACCAGGAAGTTGACCCTCATGTTGTCAGCTGTGCAGTGATTGATGCGGTAACGGGAGTGGTTGAGATTCGCGGCGAAATCGCTGAGCGAATATTTGCTGATCAGTTCTGCACCATTACTTGCGCCCAAATGGGTATCGCTGCGCAAGGTGATAAACAGGAGCGTCCAGCAGTTCTGCTTGCCGGGTTCCACACCAACATCAAAGCCTATTTTTCTGATTATGAGCCGCCTCCTGACTGCACCTACCTCTCGATCGATGGTGGATGGAATTGGCGTCTTTATGTAGAGGATGCAAGTGGTGAGAACGGACAGTTCTTAGTAGGCAATCAGCTATGGACAAATGATCCCGCCACGCGAGTCGACACTGGAGAGAAAGCGAAGTGAGAACCTACCTGACAATCCCATGCCAGACCGAGACAGGCCTGCTGAAGACCCTCGTGATCGAGCCTCTTACTGCAGAGGTTGGGAGGGTAATGGATTACCCTCAGCAGTCGATATCTGACGTAATTGCTCCTCTCCAGCTAACTGCTCAGACCGCTTACGGCAGCAGCTACCAGTCGAACTCAGAGCTTTTCAAGCTGATAGGCATCAGCGCCACAGACGAGCTGATCTTTGCCATCGGCCTGGTACAGTCAGGCGGCGCGCTCAACTTCATGCAAGACCTGCTGCTGACGGCTGTATCGCCCGCTGGCGTATCCCGCACCATCGCTTCCAGCCACGTCCAGATGGATGCACCCTCGTGGCTGGGTGGTGCCCCCGTGCTGAACTTCGCCGCCGGCGGACAGGAAGAGGCCTACTTTTTTGGTCTTGATCCAGCCCAGACCGACGCCCCCAGCGGGGTCATCCCATTCGCTCTCTATGAGCTGAAATCCAGCGGCTACTTGAAGTCGACACTGACCATGCCCAGCGGGTTTGCCGCAAACTCGTCTGGACAATTCATCCGTTCTGATGCGGGCGAATCCATGTTTGTTCTGGATGACAACCAGACCTCAACCAGCACGCTATACCTGATCCGCAAGGTTGGCAGTACCTGGACCAACAAGAGGAATGTGCAGGTACCAAGTGTGCTCATCCCTTTGGCATCTGTTGCTGCGCTGGCTGCAGCTGATGGTGTCGGATCCCTGGATTATATAACCGGCGATGCTGATCCTACCCATAGCTCTTCACAGGGCTACGACGATCTGGGGAACTACAGGCTGATTACCGAGACCCTGACCAGTTCGGGGTTCAGTGGTACTTCCGACGTCCGCATGATCATGGACGCAGTGCTTGGCGAAAACACCCAATTCGCAGGCCCAGCGGCCTTCGCCTCGCGAATAGCACTGCCACCGCCGGCGTTCTGGGCGAACATTGTCGAAGCCGAGGTAGCTGCTTGATTGAGCGGTACAGTCACATAGCCTGCGGGTATCAGCATACCTGCGGGAGTGACAACAATGGCAATCAGCGATCTCGCCGGAGATCTGGCGCAGGCGTATATGACCAACGCCGAGCGAGCCGCTAAAAATGGCGTGCAATCCATTACGGGCGGGCCTATTGCTCGAGCATCAAGCCAGCTTCCTGCGGCGACTGGTCTGGCATCTCTGGCGCCCGTAGTTGCCGCTCAGCCGACAGCGTCTGTCCCGCCAGCGCAGCCAGTCGGGCTTGCCTCTCTGTCACCAGGTCAAGCCACGGCCAGTGCAGCTACCTCAACTGGAACCAGCCCCGCCGCGACTCAACCGGCGAGCCTTGCATCGTTGTCGCCAGTGGTTACGCCGCCATCTGCCAATGCCGTGACAGCGCCAGTCGTCAATCAACCTTCCGCGACTCAGCCCAGTGGTGCCCAGGCTCCTGCCAGTTTGGAAAACGCATTCCGTCCTACCGGGATCGGCACCGGTAGCAATGCCATTGTCACTCGAACCGCAGTCGGGGGAGTCCCTGAATTCTCCAATCAGTCAGCAGATCTAGCCTCGGCGGCCGGGCGCCAACCGACAGCGATTGCTGCACAGCTCCCGAATTCCCTCTCTCAGCTATCACCCGGCTCCGGTCGATCTCCAGACCCGCAGGCTTCGCTGGGCTCATTGGGCTCGGCATCGAATCTGGGCGATGGTATTGGCACTTTCAGCCAAGCCCAAACCGGTGACTCGGCTCTGGCCATGTCGCGCTTTCAAAAGGCAAGCGACCTGCGTCAGGCGTATCGGGATCAGGATCGTCTGGACAACGCGCTCGCGGCCAATACGCGGGCGAACAACACAACCATCGTGAGGGACAGCAGCCGACCCATCACGCGAGCGGACGTTTACCGTGACCAGCAGAACCAAGCGGCGGCACAGGGTCTACGGGACAACATCACATCAGCCCAAAGCGCAGTTATTGGGCGCCAGCAGAGTCGCGGCACAGAGCAGGTCCTGCAGCGCAATGCCCGACTGGAAGACATTCTTTCGGCAGGTCAGGCGCCTGGCGCAACTCCGGAACAGCAGGCCGCAGCGCAGCGAGTCCTCGATCCTACTGGAAAGAATGCATTCGCGCGGCAACAAGCTCAGGCGCAACTAACGAATACCCAGTTGGACGGGCAACTTAAGCAGCAGGATCTCACGCAGAAAGCACAGGCTCAGCAGCAGGCGAGTCAGGACAGGATTAAAGGGCAGGAGGGTCAGGTTGCTACCTTTGATCAGGCACTTAGCTCGATTGACTCGTTGCTCGGCAGGCAGGTAGACCCGAAGAACCCGACAGGCAAAAGGCTGGACGAAGACCCGGGCCTGGCAAAATCACTTGGCAGGTTCGACGCGCTTACGCCGACGCTGCCTGGCGGGGATGCCGCAGACTTTCAGGCGCGGCTTGATACATTAAAGGCCCAAACATTCCTGCCGCAAATAGCCGCACTTCGTGGTACGGGCGCTCTTTCTGATGCAGAAGGAAAGAAACTGTCTGATTCGGTAGGTGCGCTCTCAACGAAGATGAGCGAGGGGGCATTTCGTAAATCTCTGAGTGAAGTTAGGTCGACACTCCAGACCGCAAAAGATCGATCAGGCAAAAGTTCGGCACCCTCTACAGGCCAGGCCGCCGCCGGAGGCAACCTGCCCGTGGCCGCGCCAGTAACCTTCCCAACCGTCACGTCCAAAGCACAGGCGGACGCTCTGCCGGCGGGCAGCGTCTTCATTGGCCCCGACGGCAAGCAGTACAGGAAATGACCATGGCAGATAACGAATGGCTCAAGGATTACACGCCGGTCGATACAGTTGCGAACGCGGCGCCTCCAGCGACAGCGACTCAGACCAGTCCGACTGAAGGGGTGGATGATCATTCTTGGCTCAGCGCATTCAAGCCGGTTGAGCCTGCGACTCCGGCGCAAAACCCGCCCCCGTCAATAGCAGATACGGTCGTCAATAAGGCCTTCAATGGCCTTCTCGGTAATTATTGGGATGAGGCAGGCGCAGCTATCGATGCGGTTTTGAAGCCGTTAACTGGTGATTTTGGCAACCCCGGCAGCAATGCAGACACCTTCAGCCAGCGCTATGAAGAGAACCTCGCGACGAACCGTGCGGCACTCAAAGCCGGAGCCGAGCAGAACCCGGTGATCAGTACAGCTGCTGAGTTGGCTGGCGGCATCATTCCGGCGATTGCTACCGGCGGTGCATCAGCTCCAGCCACGCTCGGTACGGCCGTTACGCGAGGGGCGCTTACAGGCGCAGCTTACGGCGGCGTTTATGGCTCAGGCGGAGCTGAGGGCGATTTGACTGATCGACTGAAGGAGGGGGCACAAGGCGCAGCAATTGGTGCTGCACTTGGCGGTGCAGTCCCTGCTGCGATTGCCGGAGTTTCCAGCGTAGCCAGGAGGGCGGCGGACGCCGGAGCTGCTCGGCTCGGTAATGAGGCGGCATCAGATGCAACGAGCGTCAACGCTCCCGCTTTGGCGCCCACTGCTGGATCTCAGCCAGCAGCCAACGCAGCAGATGAGGCAACGCAGGCGATCGTTAAAGCAGCAAATGCACCAAAATCCGCACAAGAACTTGCGCAAGGTAATCTTGCCGCAGTTGTCAACCCTCAGCAAAACGTCCTGGACGCTGCAGCGCGACTGGGCGTTGACGGGCTCACACCGGCTCAAGTTTCCGGCAGCCAGGCTTATCGAAACATCGAGGGTGCGCTGTCGGCAATTCCCGGCAGCGCTCTTAATCAGCAGAAAAAAACCAGCTATCTGCAGCTCGCGCAGAAGGCTGATGATTTCATTAACGATTTTGGCGGAAACACAGACAAGGCGGCGTACTCCGATCAGTTCAAGCGGAATGCCACTCAGACTATCGACGGCCTGAAAGGCCAGGCAGACGATCTGTACGGATACATCGGCCAGCAGATACCCAAGACCACCCAAGCGCCCGCTGACAACACGATTGCGTACATACAGGGCAAGATGGCCGAGCTTGGCGGCGCGCCCCTGCTGAACGCCGACGAGCGAAAAGCGCTCAACATTCTCGCGCCAAAGGTACGCACCGAGCCTAATCCTCTCATTCCTGGAACCGTCCAGACGATCACCACGAACCCGACCTACGGCGCGCTTGACCTGGTGCGCAAACAGGTTGGGCAGGGGTACAGCAGAAGCGGGCCATTCAAGGACATGCAGCAAGGACAGCTTGACGCCTTGTACAGCACGCTGACACGAGATCAGGAAGCGCTGGTGAACTCAGTAAGCCCTGAGCTCGGGTCGGTCTATCAGGGCGCAAAGTCCATTGTCGCTCAGCGAAAGGGGTTGGAAGATGGCCTGCAGGCAGTTCTCGGAAAAGACCTTTCCGGCTCAATCGCAACAAGCTTGGGTTCATCGGTAAAGCAGCTGAGTCAGGGTAATTTCAAGAATTTCGACAATATCATCCAGCATATCCCTGAGGCCAGCCGGCAGGACGCGATCGTAACTGCGCTCAACGATGCATTCACCAACAAGTCAGGCGCACAGAAACAGCTCAGCGCTTCTGGGTTTGTGAACTGGTACGGCGATCTGAACCGAAACACCGCGGCACGCGCCAGGCTTATCAAGTACCTGCCTGATGACGCACAAAAACGCCTGGATGACATTTACACCGTGGCCAAGGCCATGAAAGATGCCTCTGATGAGGTAGTGAAAACCGGGGTCTCTCTCGGAGTGCTGAAGGATTATGCCGCCCAGGGCGGATTGTTGAGTCGAATCTGGGACGTCGCCAAGCCGGCGGCAGCCGCAGAGGGAGTGACGAGCAGCCTTGGCCTGCCTGGTGTTGGTGCGATTGGCGTGATAGCGAATGCTGCGGCCAAGCCCAGGACACCGATCCAGGAGAGCGCGGGAAATCTGCTGGCGTCACCGCAGTTCCAGAATATGGTGAAAGCATATGCTGCGAGCGGTGGAAACCTGAGGGCGAACGTACTGGCTCGTGAGAAGCAGCTTGTGCGCACGCAGGTGTATAGGAAATGGGAATCGAACTTGTCGGAGGCTTCGCGCCAAAGCGTGAAGGCGGCTGGGCCTTTGGCCTATCTGACCGCCGGATCAAGCGAGTAACTGGTATCGGCCTTTAACGCCGTCTATCATGGCGCTTCAGCAGATCGGGGGCACCATGCAAGACGTTAAAGTGAAGTTTGCATACAAGACAGGATTTCGCCGACTGTGGCTGATTGTTTCGGTGATTTGGCTTCTGTTCATCACCTATCTGACGCTCACTGAATCTGATTTGCATTTAGCCGAGTGGATCAAAGCAGGCCTTATCCCGATCGCGGTAACCTACGCAATCGGCGCAGCCTTCGTATGGGTCATCGAAGGCTTTGCAAGACCTGATCGTTAATCTGTCTTCTTTCCAAGCAACTCAAGCAGCTTGGCATAGCCGCCTGGAATTTCCGCCTCCAGCTGAGCCATCAGATCTGGGCTTTTCTCGATCCGGTCTTTCATGCCTGCTGCGATCATTTGGTTAACGGCCTGATCGAACGAAATCCCCTCTTTCGCCGCTAGCTCTTCGATAGCCTCAGTCTCGCTAGCGGTTAGCATTAACGTGATCTCACGGCCCTGCTCATCGCTACTGTCGCCCGACAGATAGTCAGCCTCAACCTCTAGGATTGCCGCAAGACTCAATAGTACGGCCAGCCTTGGCTTTGCTTTGCCGGCTTCGTATTTCGAAATCTGCGACCAGGTAACGTTCGCCATCTCGCCAAGCTGCCTCTGAGTCAGGTTTTTCTTCGCTCTGGCCATGGCCAAGCGCTTCCCAAAAGTCGTACTCATGCTTGCTCCAAGGTGCATTAAACGCACCAAATCTACACTGATGTGCGTTAATGTACAAAAAAGGAAACATTCACGTTTACAAAGGAAACATGGGCGTATAAAGTGCTCAAATGTAAACACATAGAGTGCAAGCCATGAAGGCCAAAAAAATCAGTACAGCGGTAAGGCTTCTTGCTGAGATGCGTGCGCGACTTGAGCAGCGAGCATTTGAGAATGGGCGAAGTCTCAGCGGAGAGATCGTATTCAGGCTAAGGAAGTCACTGGAGCAGGAAGATGCTCAAAAACAACAGGCATGAAAAAGCCCCAACCGCGCCAACGGTTGAGGCTCATGAAGCGAACGTCAATCTATCTAGGAAAAACGTCATGCAAAATACTAACACAGTGGTAGACATGCGCAAATTCGTGGAAGCCCGCGATGGGTACGCTTTCACCACTACCCATCAGGTCGCAACGGCCTTTGGGAAGCTGCACAATCATGTTCTTGCTAAGGTTAGGTCGCTCGAATGCTCTGATCAATTTTTAACCGACAACTTTTCGTCGGTTCAATTTGAGCACAGAGGCAACACCTACGAAGCCTTCGAAATGACCAAGGATGGTTTCATTTTTTTGGTCATGGGCTTCACCGGTAAGTCGGCAGCATCGATCAAGGAGGGCTACATCGCTGCATTCAACGACATGGCTCATCGCCTGAGTTTGAGCCCCGAAACTATCGTCGGTGATCTCGTCGGAGCCGTCATTGGCAGTAGCGGGGAAGTCGTCCTTGATCGCGTAATTGATCAGAAGGCCTATTCGGTGCCTCGCGTGATGCAGCGTAGCTTTCGGCACACCATGAAAAGCCGGCTCCGCTCCCGTTTCAATGTCCAGCGCACTGCGCTCATACCTGCGGAATGCCTGGCCGATGCCTGCAATTTTGTTGCGGCATACGTACTTGAAGGTGAGTTCATCGAAAGGGAAGTTGTGCAGTCGAAGGCTGATCGGCTCAACATCAAATTCCCACTGGAAGAACTAGTAAAGCGCCGCCCCGCCATGCTCTCGGATCGCGGCAATGGTCGCGCATGGCTGGACGTAAACATGCAAGATCTTTGCTCAAGGCCTCAGGATATTTCTCTATGCGAGGAAATCCTCTGCGAACTGCGCGACAATGGCTACGACATTGAGGGTGCATGGTTTGAAGTGCGCAGTCTCCGTAATCGGCTTCATGAGCTTAACTCGTTCTTGACTGGGCTCGGCGTGGCCATGCAGCAACCAACTCGCTACTCGGTCGACCTGGAGGATGCAGCATGAGCATGGAAATCCTCACCCTTCGCATCACCGGAACCTCTCCATTGATGATGCATACCGACAAGCTGGCGAACCCATTGAACCCGGCTACTAAAGCTCATAAAGAGTTGACTGCCAAGCGCAAAAAAACCGATGACGATCACCTGGCGATTGCTCGATCTGAATTCCTAGCCGGTGCCTACTACGACGATAAGGTAGGAATCTTTGTGCCTGGCGCTAACTTCGACGCAACTTTCCTTGCCGGGGCCAAGCTGCAAAAGCTCGGCACGCACTGGAAGCGCGGGGCGGTGGTGATGACCGATAAGGCCAGCCTGCTGTTCGATGGACCAGCAACACCAGATGGTTTGTGGGACGACCAGCGTTTCGTAGATTGCCGAGGCGTCAAGGTTGGACAGGCTAAGATCATGCGCTATCGTCCGATCTTTCTCGACTGGGCGGCCGAGCTTGAAGTCGCCATAAACTCCGATGTACTAGACGTCGAGGAAGCGAAAAAAGCTATCACTGATGCGGGCAAGCTGATTGGCGTGTGCGAGTACCGCCCGCGCTTTGGGCGATTTGAGGTGGCATATGTCTGAGTTAAAAAAACATCCGCTCCACATGCAGGCTGTTGAGGATTTCCTCAAGCAGTTCGCCTATGGCGATATAGTGAGTCATTCCTGGCTAGAAGAGCACTTCGGCATGCCATCGTTATCCGAAACCAAAACCATGACGTCAGATCAGTTTCGCGAACGTCAGTTTGAGTGGCTGGCGAATGTCGAAGCGTTCAAAGGTGAGTTGCTCAAATCGCATCAGGTTTGCCTTCAGTCGGTAAGAGGTAAGGGCTATCGTTGGGTTCCTCCGCATGAGCAAACCGGTTTGGCTGTAGAGGAGTTCGACCGGAACGTGAAGAAGGTCTTTCTCAATACCGGCAGCAAGCTGAGGAACCTCAGAATAACTGAGCTGAACGATGACCAGCGTCGAGCCAACCTTGACACGCTGGCCAGATTCTCGGCTCTCAAAGGCATGACTAAGGCATTGCATTAATCAGCGTAGAGCGCATCCAGTGGGTGCGCTGTGCGGTGCGAAAGCATTGCGGTGAGCCATGGTATGTTGCGGTCGGCCCTGGCGAGGCGAGGTAGGATTAGGCTTGATGTGGGCTGAAAACAGCGTACTGGGTTTTCCACCGAGAACTCAGTGCGGTGCGAAAGCGCCATATGGTGTGCCGTGATTGGGCAAGGCCAGGCTGGCTTCGGTCCGGCATGTTTGGGGCTGACAACAGCGTAATGCGCCTTCACTGAGGGTGCATTGCGGTGCGAAAGCACTTTGAGGAGTGGCAGGGCTAGGTGCGCTGTGGCGCGTCAGGGCTCGGTCCGGCAAGGGCTGAAAACAGCGTAATACGCCTTCGCCGAGGGCGTATTGCACTGATAGGTCGAGGTAGATATGGACGAGTTGCGAGAACTAAGAGAGCTGCGGTCCCAGAACAAGTGGTTGAAGCAACAGATCGAGAACATTGCCCGTCAACACGGTCCGCTTGAGCCAATCCCAGATACGGATGGCTGGTCGCAGAAGTTACCGGGATATGATCTTTCATCATTGATCAAGGACGCCAAGCGTTACCGATATATGCGCGATTTTCCTTATGCAAATGTCGCCCGATCAGTTGGGATAACTGACGGAACACGCTATTGGCTTCAATTTGAGGCGGCGGATGCAGCTGTTGATGCAGCCATGGCTCAAGATGAAATCGTGCAAGACGAGGTCGTTGATTTCGATATCGACCGCGTCAAACGTTCGATCGCTGGCGCCCGTATAACGATGCCTGAAAATCTCGACCGTCGGCAGCTGCGTGAATGGTTAAAAGAACAGTCCAGGATTATTATCGAAGCATCGAAACTCTGTTGAGCCAGAAGAATGAGCAACGAACACGAAGGATCTAGACCGATTAAGTCGCAGCGTCGGATAAAGAATCCTCGACCTAACCACCTGGATCCTGAGTCTCTTGAGCGAGCAGCTAAAAACGCCCAGCAAAGTCTGGAAGCAAGGGTTAGCAAGGCTGTCGAACAAAAGGCGCGCCGCAATCGCCCAGATTTCCTTTCTAGCGATGTTCTGGACCGGGTAGTGGAAGAGCACACCGCTTTCTTCTCGCGAGAGGAGGACGTCTAGCAGTCTGTTTCCGTTTATATCAGTCCACTCTTGTTCGTTATATCCAGTCACATACGCTCACCGGAAATCGCAGGAGATTTCCATGGGCGCCCCCGTCGTCGACATCAACATCGTCAAGGGCAAGACTTTCGAGTTCATGTATCGGTACGCCGATCATGACCTGGTCTACAAGCCCATCCTCGCAATGCCAAGCACTGCTCCGGTGCGTCTCGCCATTTCAGATCATGGCATCCCTGACGGGTGGCCGATCAGGATTGAAGGCGTTCGCCAGCCTTACGAACTGAACAGCGATGACGACGCTTATTACATCGCGACAGCCATAGACCCGAGCACGATCGAGCTGAACACGGTCCGGGCGGATGGGTGGCGACCATATACCTCCGGCGGTTCAGTCATTTTCAACAACCCCTTCGACCTCACCGGTTGCTCAGCACGGATGCAGATCCGCGATCGTGTCGACGGGACCATTTTGCTGACGCTGAATTCTGACCCCTCAACCGCGCCTGACGGCGAAATTGAAGTCGATTTCAATCTGGCCTCGCTGATTGTCCGGCTTTCTCCGGCCGTCACCGCCGGCATCACCTGGTTGCGCGGCGTCTATGACCTCGAATTGATCACGCCTGACGGAAACGTCTATCCAGTTACCGACGTCAGCAAGGTCACGATCGGCGCCGAGGTAACGCGATGAATTCGGCGTTCGTGGTCCGCGGGGAGGGCGGCTGCCTTATCCGTCGCGAGTACGGCGGCGGCTTCACAGTCATGGCAGGGCAGCGCGGGGCACCAGGAAAATCTGGCGCTGGTGCCAGCTCAACCTTCGTCTGGCCGCAGAACATACCTCTCACGACCTGGACTATTCCGCACAACCTTGATCGGTTCCCGTCGGTGACCGTGACCGATGGGCAGGGGAGGCAGGTCGAGCCAGACATCACCTACGTCAGCAGTGACGTTGTTCAAGTAACCCACGGCATCCCGTTCGCGGGCGTGGCGTATCTAAATTGAGGCGGCACGCATGAAAATCACAAACCAGTTTGATGCCAGTGGGTTCAAGCTTGTAAATCTGGCTGACGGGACGAACCCTCAAGACGCAGCCACGGTTGCTCAGCTCAACGCTGCAGTGCAGGGCTACTCATGGAAGCAGCCTGTAAGAGTTGCCACGACTGCGAATATCACGCTTTCTGGCGCACAGACTATCGACGGCGTCAGCGTCGTGGCTGGCGATCGGGTGCTGGTCAAAAACCAAACGGCCGGTGCCGCGAACGGCATTTACGTCGCAGCTACTGGCGCTTGGACTCGTTCGACTGACTTCGATACCGGCGCAGAGGCCTTGGGGGCAGCAACCTTTGTCAGCGAAGGCACGGCTCAAGGAAACCAGGTCTGGCTGAACGGTACTGATGGCCCGATCACCATCGGGACCACTGCGCTGGTATTTGTCCAGGTCGGCGGCGGATCCTCGTATAGCGCCGGCAACGGGATCATCATTTCCGGTGGTGTTATTTCTGCGGATCCCGCTGTTGTCGCCCGCAAAGCCAGCGCCACCATCGGCGACGGCACCGCCACCACACTTACCATCACTCACGGCCTAAACACTCAGGACGTTGCAGTCAGCGTGAAAGAGGTGAGCACGAACGCAGGCGTAATCGCCGATTGGGTGGCAAATGGTGTGAATACGGTGCAATTGACCTTCGGCACCGCGCCTACGACCGGGCAGTACCGCGTAACGGTAGTTGCTTAAATGAAGCATGTCGGGGTCAGGTCCAGTCCGAAGGACATAGTCAGCCAAGAGCAGCTTTCCGCTGCTGGCGACTTCCTGAAGAACGGCACCGTGCAGATGACCGGTGCGTTCAACGAGGCAAACCCCGGGAGTGCCTCGGTAAGCGCTGCCGACGGAGTGATCAACGGCACCAGTGTCGCCGGGTCGAACACGATCACGGTAGTTGGCGATGGGCCGCTGACTGGGATGGCGGCTGCAGCGGTCGGCGCCACACGCCTGTTAAAGTTCGGCGCCGCGATGCAGATCACTCAGAGCCTGAACTTCCAGTTGCTGACTGGCGCATCCATTCAGGCGCGAGTCAACGACACTGCGGTAATGCAGTCAGTAGGTTCAGCCCAGTGGCAGATGATCGATTATCAGCGGGGCGACGGCACTCCGTTGGTATCAGTGGCTACCCCAGACAACACCAAGCTTCCCCTTGCTGGCGGCACGATGACGGGCGCATTCAACGAGAATTACGGCTCGGCCAACATCGACGGCGGCGGGAAACTGGTCTTCACAGACTGCAACGTGGCGTTCGTAAGCGGCAGCGTCGGTCAGCAGATCAACGGCATAACCGATGCCAAGGTCACAGCGGCCGGGGCCACCCGCCGGGTTACCTTCGTCAGCCCAGGAATCATCCTCGTACACAGCAACAACTTCGTTCTGCCCACGCAGGCGAACATCACCGTGCAGAACGGTGACTCAGTTGTTCTGCAAGCTGACGCAGCTGCAAACGCATGGCGGGTGATCAACTATGAACGCGCAGACGGTACCGCGCTGGTAGCGCCGGCAGGGTTCACGCAGGCGCAGGTCCGCTCAACGCCGATGACCGGGCTGAGCACCGCGACAAATTCGGCGGTGTTAGCGACCGACACTCTTCTGGTGGCGATAGGTAAGCTCCAAGGCCAGCTGAACACCGGCGTATTCCGTGCAGAGACAATCCCCACAACGTCGGTTGGCCAGACCTCCTACGCGGTACCGAATGGCTACACCGCCGGATCGATAGTCGCATTCTTCAACGGTGTGCTGCTGGCCCCAGCGGATTACACCGCAACAGACGGCACCAACATCGTTCTGGCCTCTGGAGCACTGACAACCAGCGACATCATGTCCGTTCTGGTAATCGGATCAGTCCGCGCCCAGGACGATGCCCTCCTGCAATACACAGTCGCAGCCTTGCCTGCAGCCTCTGCCAATGCATTCAAGCAGCGCTGGTGCACGAACATGGCCGGCGGGGCAGGCGTGGTGGTGAGCAACGGCACGAACTGGCTACGCGTAGCCGACAACACGGTGGTGACCACGTAATGGCCTACAACGTAAACGACGCAAGGATTGTCGGACTCAAGCTGAGCGTGGCCTCTGATGGAGTGACTGTAGGTCTCAGCCCGGGCGCGGCATACATACCGAACCAAGGCAGAGCTCTGTCGCAGACTGACATGAGCGTTGTGGTGAGCGGCGTGACCAGCGCTTGGCGCCACTTCTACCTGGCCAACGACAACGGTGTGCTGGCGTTCGAATACTCAGCCACTGCCCCGGCAGATCCCTACCAAGGCACGGCCCGGACGAAATCCAACGATCCGACCCGCCGTTATCTCGGATCGCTGTATTTCAACGCCAGCGGGACGACTCTCGCCTTCCTGCACAGCCAGGTCGGCGATCGGGCCAACCGCATCAGCTTCGTGCCGCCCGGTGGAGCCGCAATTGCGCAATCGCGCTTGCTCAACATCGCGACCGGCACCACGCCGACTTTGGTTGACGCATCAGCCGTCGTCCCCATGACATGCCGCCTGATGTACACCCTGATCAACAACACATCGACCAGTGACGCGTATATCGGCACACCCGACAACGGAACGCTGTCGACCACGAACTACCTGCTTTTCGTGAAGGCGAATCAAGCAGGCCAGTTCGACGTGGAAGTGAACGGCAATCAGCTGCTCAACTACTTCCTCAACGGAATTATCACGCTCGGCGGCCTGACCATTCAGGTGCGCGGCTATTTGTTCGACAGGTGATTTATGACGGTCAATAGAGACCTCGGGAAGTTGACGCCGATCCCGTCGGTAGCGGGGCAGTTCGTCTGGGATCAAGCATCCAGCTCCTGGACCCAAGTGACGAAGTCTATGGTCGGCCTAGGTCAGGCTGAAAATATCACCAGCGCTTCTATCCGCAGAAGCTGGAATGGTGGTTTTTCTAGATTTAACACAAGCCAAACCCTGACATCGGCTCAGATAGGTCGGGTTATTTGGTTCACTGTCCCAGGGCTCACATGCACCTTGCCTGCTCCCTCCACGCTCACCGCGGGCCAGGGGTTCACGATCCGGAACGGAAACACCGGAAACCTAACAATCACCACCCCTTCCGGTTCGCTCTATGCCGACTCAGACGCTGGTGCCGCGAGCTCAATGGTATTAGGGCCTAAAGAGTGGGTGGAATTAGGAACGGATGGTGCGAACTGGACATTCAACCAGAGAGGCCGACTCGATCAGTCTGCGCCACTAGATACGCCAGGATTTACCGGGACGGCTTCCTTTGGCGCAGATTCTCCTATGCGGGTAGTAGGGGGCCTTGGCGCCACGCTTCAGCATGTCAAGGGGGCTACGGGCGGTCAGTTAGACATTGATGATGTGCCGTTCAGCAATACTGATCAGTCACTATTTAGATTCAACAGGAACGTTAATACCAGTGGGAACGTACTCATTTCCTACCACAGAGGTAATGGCTCAACGAGTGTCGATCACCAGTTTAAGTGCGCCGGAAGCAACGCTGCGACAACCTCAGAAGTTCTGCTTTCTGCCGGCGGGGGTAAAGTTGCAGTTGCTGCCACCGCTGTAGATGGCACAGCAACTCTTCTGGTTGGTGGCGCGGCTCGAATAAATGGGCCCGTCCTCCCTGGGCAATACACTCTAACCACGCTTCCTTCTGCCTCGGTGTATAGCGGTTACGAAATCGATGTTACCAACGCCACTGGCGGCCCAAAGCGTTGTCGGTCCAACGGCACCGTATGGCAAATCCTCAACACCACAACCACAGTGAGCTGATCATGCCTGTCTACAGCGAAGAAACGTTTTTCTACGAAGTCCTTCTGCGTTTTGGAGAGACTGATCCGAACAAGGGAAAGCTGACCGGCGCGAGCCTGACGCAGATTACTCAGCTCACAAGAGATGGATCTGTGCTCAATAGCACTATCAACCTGCCTGAGCAGCTGGCCCTTGTCGATGGTGAAAACGGCCAAAAACTTAGCGATGTTCTCGGCGAGGTCAACGCCAATACGATCATCGAGAACCAGAGTCTGTCGAACGCTCTGGTATCTGAGCAGGCAAGCACGGCAACACTGACCGAGCAACTGACTGCCGCACAAGCAGAGATAGAGCGGCTTACCGAGGAATTGGCCGATCAGCAATTATCGGCCGGCGCCCAAGACTCGGCCAATCAAGCGGAAATCTAAAGGCTAGCCGGACTATTAAGTGCGCCAGCTGCAGAGGAATGAAACTCGTCGCCGTTTAATAGCGGCGACCATCTTCAACCTCGGCGCAAAACCCTTCAGCATGAATGACCATCGCGCCCACATCCGCTACAAGTTGCTCCCTGCTAGTAACAACGATTCCGGTATTTTGAATAACGAACTTCACAACCTCCACCACCAGCGAGCGGCAGGATTTAGCATCCCTCTCCACTTCGTCATACTTGATTGCCCCGATTATGAATCCGTGAATCGCAGAAACCCGCGATGTGTTGAAAGCAGTTAGTCGCTGCCCGATGTCCGGTGAAAATCCGTGCTCTTTGACCTGCTCGATTAGGCGGCCAAACTCCCGCTGCCTCTTCGTCTGAGGGCTCTGATTTTCGATAAATATCCTCAACCAAAAATCAATAATCTGTAGACGCAAAGACATCAGCTCTATATAGCATTCGCTTTCCTCTGCACGTTTTATTCTCATTCCTATTTCGTCGATAGCACTTAAGTGCTGACTAATATGCTTCTTCACGCCGGTTTGGTGTCCGTAGAAAAGGCGCCAAGTTCCCGCTTCGTCATTCTCGATCCTATGCCAGAGCTCAAGATCGGCTTGGGATGGTGATTCATTTGTCATTTCATGATTCCAGATTATCGGTATGAGTCGGTGACCATGGCTTGCGAGATTAACCGCATAACACTGGACGCCGCCATCCAGTCACAGAGCCTGCTTACGAGCGGGCTTTTTTGTGTCTGGAGACAGCAATGCGAACATCTACTAAGGGTTTCGACCTCATCAAGTCAGCAGAGGGCCTGCGCCTGAATGCCTATCCTGACCCTGCAACCGGCGGAGAACCATGGACCATCGGCTACGGCACTACGCGCGGCGTGAAGCAAGGCATGCGGATCACCGTAGAGCAGGCCGACCAGTACCTTCAAGGTGACGTTGCGCGGTTCGAGCCTGAGCTCGCCAGATTGGTGAAGGTGCCGCTGACCCAAAACCAATGGGATGCGCTGATGAGCTTCGTCTACAACCTCGGATCGGCCAATCTCGCATCGTCGACTCTGCTGAAGCAGCTCAACGCTGGCGACTATGCCCGCGCCGCCGATCAGTTCCCGCGCTGGAACAAGGCCGCTGGAAAGGAAATGCCCGGACTGACCAAGCGCCGCGCCGCCGAACAAGCATTGTTCCTGAGCAAAGCATGATCGCCGCCCTGAAGCTGGTCCCGGTCTGGGCGTGGTGCGTGTTCGCGCTGATCAGCGCGCTGGCGGTAGGACTCGGCTACCAAACTCTGACGCTGGCTCACGTCAGCGCCGAATACGCCGAGTACCGGGCGGACATCGACAAGAAGGCCGTCGAAGCCAGCGAGAAAGCCCGCGAAACCGAAAAGCAACGCCAACGTGACATTGACCAGGTACGCAACGATGCAGCCGATCAAAAACAGAAAGATGATGCTCTTGCTGCTCAGCAGCGTGCTGATGTTGACAGCCTGCGCGGGCAAACCAACAAGTTGCTTGCCGATCGCGGCGCCCTCAGTACCCGCCTTGCCCAGCGAGGCAAGACAATCGCCGACCTTGCCGATCTGCTCGCCCAGTTGCGATCAGAAGCTGATGGATATGCGGGCGAACTGGCGGCAGCGCTTACAGCAAGTCGTCGGGCCGGACTTGCCTGTGAGCGCTCCTACGACTCCATGATCAAGCAATGATGTCATCTGTCGGCGGTCATCCCATACAGTATTGACCCATCCCCTGCGAGTCTCGTTAACTGTACGCATGTACAGTATTCGAGCAGCAGCCATGCATTTCCTTGTAACCCCGCGACGGCGCCTTGGCGTGGCGCTGACTGCGAAAGAGGTCAGAGAATCCACCCCTATCAAGGGTGACGTCCAGATGAACGAATCGGGCAGCACCAGCCTTGGCCGTGTGACGGTCGAGGCGTTCATCATGAAGACAGGGGCTGGCCCCGATATTCTTCCGCGATTGCTCGACGCGAAGGTGACCGGGTTGGGAACGACCGGGTTGAACATCACGGGTGTTGAGGAAGTCGACGGGGCTTTCTATTTTCAGTCCTGGTGGTGCCGTTTTGGTTGAGAACCCTCTGGCGGATTGGCGGGTGGCTATTAAGGCTCGCGACGATCTGGTCACCGATCCGGAGGCCCATCGGCGCAAGCTGGTCGACCTGTCCATGCTCGCGCGCCGCCGGAACCAGGTCAGCGCTGAAGAGTTGAACGAAATGCTCGATCTTTCGGACGCGGCCAGGCTCTGGGGATTGCTCGAATGGGAGGAGGCCGAACTCATCGGTCTTTTCGATGGCGGTACGTGCCCGGAGGATGGCATTCAAATAATAAGAGGGAGAGGGTGAACGTCGGCAGGACGCCGGGGACATGGCTTAAAATCCACAGTGACTTTCCGAGTGACATAGTGAATTACGGTAAAACGCGGTTAGGCATCGTTGCAGCGAGCGCCAAGCCAGAGAGCCTTATGTTATGCGGGCTGTAGGCCAGTCCGCTTGCATGGGGTGCTAGGGGTCGAGTGTTCGAATCACTCCGTCCCGACCATATAATTCAATGACTTAGCCGCCTTCTGGTGGCTTTGTTGTTTCTGGGTCAGTGACTTTTCGAGTGACCCTGCCTTTTTGCATCATGCATTCCTCCTCTTCAAAATCGTCAGCGCTGGTGCGCGCGAGTCGGTTACTGATACCTTATTTGCCGCTGCAATCAACTGATCCAGCTCTGCTGCTGAATAGTGGCTGGTGATGCTTCCGTTCTTGTGGCCCAGTAAAGCTTTTCGATCTTCCTCGCTCACGCCTGCTGCACGTAGCCTTCTGCCAAAGGTGTGCTTCAAGTCGTGAACGCGGATGCGCAAATACCCATCGTGGGCCTTGCGCAGGAACTTCTCTCCCCACTTCGTCGCCGCCCTGACTCGCGCCTTCTTCCAGGCCGAGTCATTCATGCGGTGAACGGTCGTTTCATTCCCTTCACTATCTGGCTTGCCAAACGGAAACACGTACAGCGGATGCTTGCCGCGCTGCTGCTCGATAACCGATTTGGCGACGTCATTCAAAATCACCAAGCGCTCATCCCGGTTTTTCACGCCGGCCTTCGCGCTTCGGCCGCCAAATCCGGCAGGGATTAGAAAGACGCTGGTCTTCAGCTCCGGTACCGGAATCTCCCAATCCCACTGCAATTTGCACACCTCTTGCTCGCGACAACCCGTGTTCACCTTGAACATGGCCATCGTCTGCAGATGAGCTGGCAATTCAGCGAACAGAATCGATTGCTCATCCCAGGACAAAGGGTAGGGCTTTCGTGAGTTCGTCTTTTCATCCAACAGTGAAATCATCGGCACCACGTCCAGCCATGGGCGCCGCTCCTCGTCACGCCACTTCCTCGCGCAAAGATTTAGAACCCTGATGACGCGTTGCAGCGCGATATTCACGGTTCGGTTTGTCACAGGCTTTCCCTTTTCCGGCTGAAGCTTGGACTGGATGTAGGGAGCCAGTGAGTCGTCATCTATATGGGTGATCGGCAGGTGTCCGATAAACGGGTCGAGCTGTTCCATGTAAGTAGCTGAAATATGGATTGATGCCTGATTCTTCACCTCGAGCAGGAAGCGAATCGACGCCTCCCGCCACGTCCGGACCTGGCGCACGCCGTACACCTTGCGCTGGCGCAACTTCTCCAGCATGTGAATCAGGTACTGCTCGGCTTCCGCCCGGTCACTAGTTCCAGTACTTTCCTGAATTCGTTCTCCTCGGTATTTTTTGTCAATCTTCCAGATGCCGTTCGGCATTTTCTGGAGCCCGGTGATTGCTTTTTGGGCCATGTAGCTGCTCCTTTGGCCCCGGTCTGACGTTCGCTGCGGGGTTGATTGTTGTCTTGATTGGATGCCTTTTCAATCGCCATGGCCTGAATGTAGGCGTCGGCCCACTCGTCAATCTCATGCCGGTCGAACGCGATCCCTTGTTTTCCGATGGGAAATTCACGGACGTGCGGCCTTACCGTCTTATCGAACTCGGTCCGGCACATCCCCAAATAGCCGTACACATCGCGCGCTCGAATGAACCTGGGTGCGATGGTGGACGGCTGCGCCGCTGTTGCGTTTGCCATGGTGGCTACCTCCGTCCGGGGTCTATGCGGGGTTGAGTGGTTGCAGGGTGGCGATATCCAGCAGCGTGAAATGGCCGCTGCCGTCCTTGAGCCATCCGCCGGTGTCGATGTGATGGACGTTGCCCAGCACCGCAGGGCGCTCGATTGGCGTATGGCCGACGACTACGGCGCGCACGTCTGGGATTGGTCGGCAGTCATGCTGTTCGTACCGGGAGCGGGACCACATGCAAGTGTTTTGGGTTAGGCGCAGCCGTTTGTTGCTCTCCGGCGACTCCAGTTCGTCTTTCATCTGCGCCCAGGTATCGAATACGCAGTCCGCGTGCACGATCCCCACGATGCCGCCGGCGGTCTCGACCTCAATGGCTATCGGCAGCTCCTCGAACATCACCTGATAGTTCTGCTGTTCGGTCAGCGGCAGGCCGATGAACCAGACGCCGCCGTTCTGCATCCAGTTTCCGATATCGCAGGTGTCGAAGCGGGCAACGTAGTCGTCGTGGTTGCCGCGCACCGGGTGGAACCATGGCTTGTTCAGCCACTTGATCACGTCCTCGCATTCGGGGCCGCGGTCGACCAGATCGCCGACGCTGAAAAGCCGGTCTACGGTAGGGTCGAAGCCGATGGCATCCAGCGCGGCTTGCAACCGGCTGAAGTGGCCATGGATGTCGCCGACAGCAATGTCCCGCCCAGCAGTGTTCGCAGCGAAGCGTTTCACACGCGTCACCTCAATTGTTTCGAGCATTATGGCTCCCGCCCGCCGTACACCGGCAGGCATGTGGATAGATGGGGAAGGGGTTGGTCAGTCGACCTGGTAGTAGACGTAGCAGTCCACGCCCTGATCCTTGAGTGATTTGTGCATGGCCTGGACACCGGCGCTGTGCTGGTTGCCTTGGCCTGGCCATGGGGTGTCGAGGTGAATGCCTTGCCGGTGATAGCCGTGCGCCTTCTGCACATAGCCCGGAACGCCATCAACTGATGTTGCGCGCATACCGGGGATTGGGATCACCACTCGATCAAGGTTCGCACTGCCGCCGTCGTTTGCGCATGCGGCCGCCGCTGCTTTCCCCGCTTCTATGGCGATGGCAATCTTCGGGCCAAGCGCCGCAAGTTCTGCTTTATTCATGCCGCCTCCTTGCCGCGCTGCCACCAGTGCCAGGCTCTGGCCATGTAACGATCCAGATAGCTGCCATTGCTCAGGCGCTGGGATTGGCACCACTCCAGCGCGCAGTTGTGGTCCTCGGCGTAGGCCTGTTCGAATTGGTCGCGGCTGGTCATCAGCAATCCCCCCACGCCAATTCCTTGATGTAGTCACCGCCTTCGCATACGACTTCGCCGGTAGAGAATGACTGAGCAGCGATCAATGCTTCGGCCTGAGCTCTCCCGGTCTTTGCACGCTCCAAGGCAAGCTCGGCGTGTTGGGCCTGACGCAATTTGCGAACCCGGTATGAGTTCATTGCATCCTTCAGTTCTGGATAGCAAAAACGCCGTGACGAATCTTTCAGAATGCGTTTTCGATATTTCTTGAAGCCGTTTTCGCCGTAAATCATCGGCATTCGGTGCTGGAAGTCCCTCACCACGTAGTAGCAGTGCTCCGTTTCGCCGATTACGATGTAGCGACAACACTCGATGGTGACGCCGTCAGGTCCGATTGAGTCCGTATACCTGAAATGGTCCGGGCCAAGCTTTGTGTTTTCCATGAGCGCACGACTCCTCGCCGCATACGCAGCAGGCAATAGGGATAGGGTGGGGCCGACGGGCGGCGGGGTTACTTGTTCTGGCGGAAGGCTTCAGCAGCGCACACAGCGCCGTATTCCTTCATCTGCTCGAGCGTGTAGCCGGGGACCTCGCGCTCTGGCTGAAGGAAGCCCCAGTGGCGCGGTGGGTGCGGAAGAGCGGTGTGGTTAGCAAGAAGTCTTGATTGTGTCGGCAGTACTGCCCGGACATCCTCGGGCGGGGCGGCGCGAGTGTTCCATTTCTCGATCATTCTCGCTGCCAGCCAATCGCGTCCCTTGTGGAGCCATCGTTGCTGCCTGCCTGAGTGGCAGGATTCGCACTTAATCTCAAGCCCGTCAGCCCGGTACTGCTTCAGCAGCGGCTCCCCACCGCAAAACGGGCAGGGTAGAAGTCTGGTTTCGCGGGTCATTGTTTTACCTGCCTTGCCTTGCGGCGCGCGTCATGGAATGCAAAAACCTCGGCAAGCCCGGCATCAATCGCCTCTACCTCACGGTCGAAGTACGCTTGAGCATCGATCTCGTCTTCAGGGGGTAACTCGCCCGGCCCAGCCAGACCGTTGAAGATCCATTCCATACCATTGCCACCTGACTCGTCCGCGATCACAGCAGACTTCATGCCGAGCAGGTAGCGTCCGAATGTCAGATCAAGTTCGCGGATGCGCATCGACGCGACCGTTGCCGCATCCTCGAGCTCATCAACCCGCTGATCCGCCACGTTCAAGCGCTGCTGGAGTGCGGCGTTCTCGGCCTGCAGGCGGGTGACGTGGGCGCCGATAGCATCAATAACCACGCACTGAATCCTTGCCTTGATCTGCGAGGAGCCTGCATTCCTGCCGTTAATAATCTCTACGATCTTGCTTGCACAGTCTAAAGCGGAGGCGTCCGCATCGGTCGAACGACCAATTCTGAAGCCATTGGCTGAAAGCATCATGCAGAAGTTTGCAACGTCTACCGGGTCGCCCTTTTCAACATGTTCGCGCAGCATTCGAGTTAGATCATGCTGGCTACACGTTTGCCAACCGCTGCGACCTTCCTTTGATTTCTGCGCCAGCTTGTGCGCCATCAGTTTAGGGAAGATTTCCAGGGCATTTGCATCTGACTTGAAATCCACCTCCGCGCCAGCAGGCGGCTGAGTGCTGTTGCGCTGGTGTTCGTCAAACCGACGCTGGGCTTCGGCGTCACCTTTTAGGCAACCGCATTGATGGGGGTGCGCGGTGTAGTCGATGTGACAAAGACGGTCGGGGTACTGCGTTTTCTGTTCGCACCCGCAACGCGCTGGATGTGCTTGTGGTTGTTGGCATTCCTGACTCATAACGCCTCCTGCGGATACGTGCCCACTTCGCCCTGGTCGGCGGCGTTGGCGGCTTGGATGATTGCCTCGCGGCGAGACTTGATCAGCGCGACCAGTTCGTGTCGGTCGATTTCCTTGGCGCCCAGCTGTACGGCGCGATCGCGCTTGGTCAGGCAGATGTCATAGTGGCTCTTCACCGAGCCGGGGAACTGATGCCAGCGCCGCGCTATGCCGATCTTGTCGGCCATGGCGTGCAGCTCTTCCTCGGTGTCGGCGAGCATGTGGCACATCTTCATGCGCCGGTAGGGGATCTGTTCGTTGTCGACATAGACGGTCATGGCTTCTCACCTGTGTAGATGCGCCAATCAACCTTCTTGCCGTTCACCATGAAGCCCCAGTCAACTTTCCAGCGGCTGGTGATGAATAGAGTCCACACTCCATTCGGCGACACCTCGTCGATGCGGTGGAATTCGCCATGTTGCAACTCGGCTGTGTCACCAGGTTCTCGCCATACCGGGATGTCGGTATATCCGCCAACCACCCAGAACCTTCGGCGCTCTTCTTTGTAGAAGCCCCGCAATATCACGGTACGGGCGTTCCATGGGTGATCATGAAGATCGCGATCAGCGTCCGGCCGCTTGATGTGGTGAATCCGAATCGACCACGGGAACCACACCAGCTTCCCTTTGTGAGTCACGCGGTCGTACGGGTTGAACAGCCACCAGCGGCCCATGTACATCTCGGTGCCGTCGGCGGACATGATGTGCTGGTAAGGCGTGCGCTGGGTGCGGGCAATCAACCAGTCGGCAACCGAAGGGCGCGCCAGCAGCTTGGCAAGCAGGCGCCAGATCAGATCTTTCATTTGAGTGTCCCTGTAACCCATTGAGGTTACTTTTGGAGATGTAACCTCTGGAGGTTACGTTGGGGTTGGTCAGGCGGATCGGGGTCAGCCCCCGCAATAGCCGGAATCACATTTGTTGATTGGGAATAACTGCATTTGGTCTCGCGCCCTGGGCGCCTCGGCCCACTTAAGAACCGCGCGGATACCGACAGCATTCTTTCTGCGCCCAGGTCTGAACATCACCCGTGCTTTACCTTTCTGGGTGAATCCAAGCTCCTGCTCGGTGATGTCGATGATCTGTATGCGGTCCTCGGTCAGCACCCGAAGTTCGTCAATGTTTGCATTGATGCACGGATAGCACTCGTTGGACCGGTGCGGCAGTGGCTCGAATCCAGCCCTGGACAACAGTTGATTACGCATCACGTCGTCGTGGCGAACCAGCGGCTGCCACAGCTCTCGACCACCATGCCGCTCCGACTCGATAACGTGTTCAGGCGCATCTGCTCGATGGGCGCTTTCCGATCTGCGAACGCCT